CAGACGCGACGCACGCGCCGATCAGGGCACGCCGTCGCGTCTGCGCGGAGACGACGCCCACGAGCGATGTCACTGCGGCTCCGCGGGCGGCAGCGTCTCGCGCGGCACGTCGGGCGTGGTGACGGTGGACTCGCCGCCGACGCGGACGATCGCGATCGGCGTCGCGCCTTCGAGCACAGCGACGGCCTCGGCCTCGGTCGGCGGCAGCTTGCGAGCGCTCTGGAGCACGGCGGCGATGATGACGGCGACGATCGCTAGCGTCTGGTGTACCCACGTCGGGGTATCCGGCGGCAGCACGGGCAGCACGGCGGCGATCACCATGCCGAGCGTCAGCAGCCATCCGGCGATGATGGTCGGCGTCACTTTGATCTTGCTCATTCGGTCATCTCCTTCGCGCGCGAGTCCAGCCCGCGCCAATCGGTCACTTGCTGCCGTGCATCAGCGTCGCGAGAAAGCGCCTCGCCATCGCGAGTTCGCTGCGCGCCATCTCGGCTTCCGCGCGCGCCAACTGTAGCGCGAGCACGCACTCCGAGCACTCGGTGCGCAGCCGGTCGCGTTCGTCGTCGTCGTCGTCGCGGTCTGCGTCGCGCGCTGACAGCGCCTTGTCACGCGCGGTCTCGGCCTTGTCAGCGCGCGCGTTGGCGCGGTCAACTTCATCGGCGCGTGTTTTGGCGCGGCCGGTGAGATGCCCCGCGAGCCAGCGCACGACGACGGCGGTGGACGGTGCGCCCGCGAGCAGCGCGACCAGTTGCCAAATGCTCACGGGGTCAACTCTCCTCGCGGCGTGTGTCCCTCGCCATCGCGAGTTCGCGCCGGCACTCGCGCAGGTCATGCTCGACGCGCTCGCGCCGCGTCTTCTCGGCGTGGAGCGAATCGGCGAACGATTGAAGCTCCGCGTCACGCCGCTGCCGGTCGAGGCTGCGGACGTGCTCGAGACCCTTGACGAGCACATCGCGCGTGGCGTCGTCCTCCGGGATGGCGCGCGCGACGGCGGCAGCGAGCGCGACGTCGACGCCGCCGAGGATGATGAGGCGGCGCACGCACTCGCCGACCGACACCAGCGCGGCGTCGGCGGCGACGAGCACGGCGACCGATGGCGTCGGGCGGCGCGGTGGCCGTGAGATTGGAGACATGGCGCCTCCTGTGGTGCGACTACCAGCCCGCCGACTCGATGCCGCCCGCGCCCCACCATCCGGCGCGCTTGTGCAGCCGATCGGCGTCGCCGAGAGACGTGCGGCCGAGCCAGTGCACCGCCTCATGCGCGATGACGCTGCGCTGCACTTCGGGCGTCTCGTACCCGCTGACCCAGATCATCACGCGATACGTGTTGGTGAGCGACGCCAGCGGATCGACGATGTCGCCCTCCCACGTAGTGACGCCGGCCGCGCAGCCCCATCGGCATCCGCCCGCCGCCTGCCTCTCGGGCGTGCCGCAGTACGGTCCGCGCGAGGTGCAGTACGCGGACATCGTCGGCTCCGTCACGCGCACGACGACCATGCGGCTCGCGCGCTCTTCGCGGCTGCGCTCGGCGTAGGGGTGCCCCGCGACACGCCACGCGCCGATGACGGCGTCGACGATGGCGAGGTCGCTCGCTCGCGGAGGGCGCTCGGCTCCGGCAGGCAGCGAACGCACGCACGAGGCGCAGAGCAGCGCGAGGACGGCGCATGCTACGATCGCCGCATGACCACGAAGCCATTCGATCCCACGAAGCCGTTCGACGCGCGCGACCATCCGGACTGCTGCTTCTGGCTCCGCGGCAACGAATTGCTCATCGGCCCCGACCAGACGGACCAGGCGCCGCCCTTCATCGACGCGCGAAAGACGCGCACCATCGCCGAGATTCTCGCGGACGCCGAGATCACCGCAGACGGTCTCTACATCTTTCGCGTCAAACTGCCCCGCGCAGAGTCGGCGCTCGTGGTGCAGTACCTCGCCGAGTTGCACGGCATCGACCTCACGAAGCCGATCGCCGCCATCTGAGCGCGTCACGTCACGGCCTCGACTTCCGCAGCCCGCGCCGCGGCATCGCCCGCCGCCGCCAACTTCGCGCGCGCCGCTTCGATCGCTTCGCGGTCGCGCGGGTCGGCCTTCGCCGCGTAGTCGTCGAGCCGCGCCGAGTCCTGTTCGGACACCTCGACGACGGCAGTGCCGTCGCCCTTGTCGTCCGCGACTACGGCCGCAGTCCAGCCAGCGGGGACTTTGCCGCGTCCATCCCACGCGTCGACTGGTACGAGAGTGCCGCCCGTGCCCTTAGACGGGTATCGGGCAGCGGCGTTGACCGCATCGACGACGGCAGTCGCATCAAGCGTGGTGAGCGACTTGCGTAGGTCAGTCTTCATGCGATTGCGTATCTTGCTTTGAGGTAGGCGATCACAGTGGCTCTATTCGGCGCGCTGAGCTTCGCCGTGTAGGTGAACCACTCGCAGATCGTGCCGTAGAAATTGAAGCCCACTGCCGCGCTCTTGCCTAGCCACGGCGCCGTTTCCCAAGCGACGGTATTGGTGGTTGTTGCGAGTTGTACGCCGTCGATGTAGTTGGTGAGTTCCGATGCGCTCGCAACCACGCTGTAGATGCGCGGTGAAGTCATTGACACGGTGGGATCGCCGAGGAAAACCGTTGCAGTCGCGCGCCCGAAGTCTTCGTTGATGCCGCCCGTTGTGCCTAGGAACCGGCTGGCGCTGGCGCCCACGCTGCCGATTCGCCAAAGACCTTCGTTCGCGACCGGCGCAGGGTCGTTGACCAGCCGCAGAACAATGAAGGTTTCGGCCGCCGTCAATCCGAGTGCGTTTATATTAGGGCCGTTGAGAAACTCTGTGTTTGCGCCGTCGAACGCCACACCAGGCCGCCCGTTGATCGCGCTCGCGACGAAGAGCGGTTGGTCCGCTGCCGTGCCTTGCGTCCAGTGTCGTCCGTTGCCGCTCTTGTCGTTCCACGACGAAACATCCGCACCATTCAGCGTCACGTCATCGCCGCGCAGCCACCAAACAAGTGTGCCGACGCTTGCGGGGTTGAATGGTGCGGGACCGCCACCGCCGCTGCCGCGCCGCAGGCTGTTTCCGCGCCCGCCGCCGCGCCGGCTCACTGCGCCACCGCAACCGCGGCGACGAACGCGAGCGCAACGAACGCGAACGCGGCGACGCGCATCGCCGACGAGCGGCGCACGACGTCCCACGCGCAGTGGGCGGTGAGTTCCGCGTGCGCGTCGAACGGCGCGAGCGGGAGCGCGACGGCGAGGGCGGCGAGGGCGCGGAGCGTGCGCATCAGATTACACCGGGGCCGTTTGAGAGGTACCAGCGGAACGTGCCCGCGCTCGCTGAAATGACCTTGAACGAGCGCCGCAGCGGGCCGGCGCGCAGCGAAATGATGCCGGGCTGATACGGCCCCATCGTGCGCGTCGCGCCCGCGACTGCCGCGATCACCGGGTCGGTGACGGTGCCGGGCGACGTCTCCGACCCGTTCGCGCTGAACGTCAGGAAGAACACAACGTCGCAGCCGATCGAGATGAACCCCGCCGGCGCGGCCGGAGTGCCGAGAATGCCAGTGGTCTGAATCGCGCTCGCCGTGGCGGCGACGAGTGCGACGCAGTTGATCGCGGCCTCTGTCGGCGGCGAGTAGTCGCTGTCTTGCTCTACTATCCGGGATGATGTCATGTCAGCTCCTGCGCCGTGGCGCGGTGGTGGTGGTCACTCTGCGGCGCACGCGCTGGCAACGTAAAACGTGCCGGCTGCGCCCGTCCGCCGAAACTCAATCGTGAAAGTCGAGTTCGCGAACGTGCCGCCGGGGAGCCCGCTCGCGACCGTGAGATCCTCGCAAGCAAAGGAGAGCGACGTCGCGTACCAAGCGAACGTCGTACCGGGGTCCGTGACGGTCAGTGTCACGCTAGCCGCAGTCGCGTTGTTCGTGATTCGGATCTCGCCGTCCGTGGTGGCGTTGCTCGCGCGGCACAAAAACGAGAATCCAACGGAGCGAGCCGTGTCCGCCGCTAGAATCTTGCGTGTGAGGATGTGGCCCTGAATCAGCATCGGGACGAACGACCCGACGGAGTCGCCCCAGCAATCCGTGATGTTGTCCGGGCGCGCATACCCGAGGTAAGTGCGCCGGAGCAGCGCGCCGGTGCCAGCCATTCGTTCGTGCGCGTCGAAGATGCCGCCGAGCGAATTGTTCTCGCGTGCGTCGATTGGCTCGCGCGCCCACGCGCTGGTCATCTCGACGCCGCGGTCGGTGGCGTCGAGCGCCAGCACGGCGCGCGGCGATTCGTGGCACGAGATGCCCGAGATACGAGCGCCGCCGGACCCGGCGCCGTTGACGATCGTCAGCGTGAGCGTTTGCAGCGCGCTGCTCTTGGCGGTGAGATCCTCGAGATATTCGATCGGCACGGCGTCGGACGGCGACGCGGGGACGTCGACAGTTCTGGACGCCATCGCGCCGGCCGATATCGTCGCAGTCCCGCCTCGCGTGTCGCCGATGATGTAGATGCGCCACACGCGGCGCACCGAGCGCCCGTTCGGCGAGACGCGGTATTGAAAGGTCTTGGTCGCGCCGGCCGCAATCGCCTGGTCTGGGTCGTACGCGGGCACGAGCACGTCGCCTTGGCCGAGGCACCAGTTGGCGAGCTCTACGCCAGTGAGCCAGGTACGCGAGCGCACCGCGCGACCGCTGACGACGTCGGCCTCGCGCACGATGCTGCGGCGGCGTGGGACTGATGCGGTCACAGCGGCACCTGCTCTGCGGCGTACGCTTGCGTGCAGAACGCGGCGCCTGCGACAGCGGAAAACGCCCAGACTTCGATCACGACCATCACGGCGGCGACGCTTCCGGGGCTGCCGGAGTTCACACCGTCGACGATGGCGAGCGACGTCGCGAGAAACGACGCATCAAGCGTCAGCGTGGTCTTCGCCACCGTCGGGTCGCGCCATGCGTTCGTCGCCGACGTGAACGCCGCCGTCTCGATGATGTTCGCGCCGATCGTCGTCGCCTGCATCTCAATACTTGCGGACGACGGGAGGCACGCGCCGATGCGCAATCGGCTGGACGCGACGCCGTCACTTCGTCCGCCGACGCGCGCGCGAATCGGATACGGCAGCCCGTCGGAGCCGACGAGCAGCGGGAACGGGCCGAAGCTGTAGAGCCGCTGCCACTCGCTCGCGACGCCGACCTTGACGCCGATGCCGCCCGTCGTCGTGCTCTGCGGAGGGAACGACACGAGCACGCGCGAGCGCTCGTCAGCGAGTGCGTTGAGGTTGTTCGCGAGCGTGCGCATGGTGCTCGTCGCGCACGCAGTGCCGCTAACGGCAGCGGCGCCGGCGGGCACGCCGTCGATCTGACCGAGTTCGGATGCCGTCGCCAAAGTGCCTCCGTTGCGCGCTCGCGGCGCCGTGTCACGATTCGCGGATGAAGACGACGACGATCGCGATGATGGTGCTGGCGGCGGCGATGATGGGTGCGTGCGACGATCGCGTTCGCGCGCCCGTGGAGCGCGGGGACGCTGGCGTGATGCGAGACGCCGCGCCTCGACCGTCCTATTGCTGCGACAGCGCGCGCTCGATCTGCCAGCCGATCGAGGGGAGCGTGGTGCGCACGGACTGCGTCAGTTGCACCCCCGGCGGCGGCTGCAACGGCGGGTGCTACATGGAGAGCGGGGCGGCGAAGTGCGCGCTCGCTTACTAACTCGCGAACTGCCGCGCCGCCTTGTTGCCCGTGCCGAACGCGATTAGCCCCGCGACGGTGGCGATGTAGCAGTATGCCTGCTGCGACGTCGTCGCTACCGCCGCGACTCCGTATTCGAGGTTGAGCGTGCCGCCCGGCGTGGCGCCCGATATCGTGCCGATCGTGATCGTCCGCGTCGCGATGTTGACGGCCGTCACCGTGGCGGTGATCTCGCTCGGGCCGGAGGTGTTGTATTGCCGCAGGATGACGCGGTCGCCGACGAGCCACGCCGACGCGGTCGCGTATCCGCCCGGCTGCACCGCCGCGAGCAGCACGTCGCGCGTCACGCCTGCCGACACGCTGGTCACGCGCGAACTCGGAGCGTAGCCGGCGATGCGCAACTGCGTCGCGAAGATGGTGAGCTCGACGCACGATTGCGAAGGCTTTACCTGCCGGCCGATGACGAAGCCCGAGACGGCAGAGATGCCGCGCCCGCCGTCCACGGCGTCCGGCAGTTGCGAGATGGTCACGCTGACCTGCGCGCCGATCGTCGCGTTGATGGCGTCGAGCGGGCACATGACAGTGATCGACGTGTACGCCGCGCCGAGAGAGCCGAGCCATCCTTGCGCGAGCGCGACGACGTCCGCCGTCGGCATCGTGTAGTCGCCGAGGAACGCTTCGGAGCGCGGCTCTATCTTCATCACGAACGGGAGCGGCTGGCGAGACAACGCGGCCGAGTCGCGTACGTTGAACGAGTCGCCGATGTGCTTGCCAGTCAGCACGTCGAAGCCCGACTTGACCGCAATCGTGTTGACGAGTCCGAACGCCGACGGCTCGTATCCAGGGCGCTGTTTGCCGCTGAGATTCTTGCTCGCGTTGATCGCGTACGTACCCGTCTCGGTCGCCGCGCCGATGCGGAACTCGACAGCGGTCCAGGCGCCGGTCGTCGTGATGGACGGCACCATGCCGAGCAGCTTCAACTCCTCGGCGATCATCTTGCTCAGCGAGAAGTCTGACGACCCGCCGTAGAAGCGCTGGTCAACCCACGCGCGGCCGAGCGCGACGGCATCGACGTTGGCGGCCGTCGTGAAGTAGTCGATGTGATTCGTCGTGACCATCGGCGAACGGCCGAGCGGCGCTTCGTCGGGCGCCTCGAGCACAAGCGTGGCCATGAAGTCGCCAAAGTTCCCGGCACTGACGTAGGTGCGGGCGACCTGCACCGTCGGAGCGATGTCGCGCGTCCAGATGCGTTGCGAGGCACCGCTGCTGGACTGGGCGATCGTCGCTGCGCGCGTCGTCGAGTTCCACGCGGTCACTCGGTACACCATACCCCTACTGAACGCGCTGCCGGACCCGTCCGCCCACTCGATGTAGAGCGCATCGCCGACGCGCAAGGACGTAGTGCCGCCCATGTACAGCACGTCAGCACGACCAGAGCCGCCGCCGCTGCGCCCTGGAGTCCCGGTAAAGTAGCCGCCGACAAACCCACGCGGCACAGTGCCAGCGCCGACGATAGGGTACGTCGCCGGGATCTGATATGTGGTGTTCGCGGCAACGGTGGTCACGGCTGCGCCGGTCGTTGTGTTGTAGTAAAAGTCACGCCCGCTGATCGTCGGGTCAAGCGGACCACCGCAAACTACGCTGAGCCACAGATTCGACGCCGCGGTGGTGTAGAGCAGCCCCCACGCGCCGTCTACAGTGGGCACCGCGACGAGCCGCGGCGCTGCGCCTCCAGCCACGTTGAGCGCGTTGGCGCCCCATCCGGCGGTCGCCGTTGTAACCGCTGCGTTGAACGCGGCGCACCACGCGTCTTGCGTCTCGTAGAAGGCCGGCGGAAACGGGACCGTCGCGGTGTCAGTTGACGGCGCGCTGACGTTTGTGGTGTTGGTGAGCCGGGTAATGCGCAGCGTCGGCGCCGTCGTCGAGTTGTAGACGATGCCGCGCAGTTGCGCCGGGTCTTGGAGGTCAGTCGACATCGACTGGTCGAGGATGCTCGTGACGCTGCCGATCGGCAGATCCCACGACGTCAGCCCGCGGATGCGCGGCTCTCCGCAGATACCGCGCCACACGAGCGTCCCGTCGCCGGTCTCGCCGTCGCCGTATGCGTAGACCGCCGCGATCAGCCCCTTGATCGACGGCCGGCCGTTGAACGCGCCGACGTCCTCGGTCGTCACCTCGGGGCGCGAGAGGTTGAGTCCAGGATTGTAGATGTGCGACTGAGCGAGCGTCTGCCGGTATCCGCGCGTCACCGTCGGCGCGAAGGTACCGCCGCCGCTCGTGATGAGCATGCACTCTTGGCCGACGAAGAGGACATCGCCGTTCACCGTGTCCGTGCTGACGAGCGGTATCGCGACGGCTGCCGCGTTGATCGACGACGACAGGTAGTTGACCTTCGTCGGCTGCCTCACGAACGAGTCGCCGGTGCGGTGCGCGCCGTCCTCGACGATCGACGCGGTGAAGCCGGTCCCGGAGAGTTTGCCGACGGCGGGGTCGAGGCGCTCGCCCCATTGGATGCTCTTGGCGTCGAGCCCGGCGACGCGGATGCGGCCGTCCGTGCTCGCGCCGACGAGCCGCGTGGAGCTCACCCACTCCACCGGATGTCCGAGGACCATCAGGCGGAACGCTGTCGCGCCACTGCCCGTCTCGACGACGCGAGCCCACGTCACAGCGCCACCGTCGCGTCGATGTATCGCGCCATGAACGGCAGCGTCCAGTGACCGTCAAAGTCGGGCGTGACGCGCTCCGGCTTCCACGACGCGGTTTCCTCGCGCATCTTGTAGAGGTCGCCTTCGCCCTTCACCGACGCGACGCGGTCGATGAGCAGATACGGCAGCGTGGCGCGGGTGTGCTTGTAGAAGTCCTCCCACGACCACCAGACCTTGGTGCTGCTGCCGATGTCAGTGCGCCGCACGGGAGCGCCGCCGACAGCCGCCGCCGCGTTCCACGCCGCGTTCGTCGGGCCGGTCGGCGACTCCATCGGCTGCGACCAATCGCGGTACGTCGCGATCCTGTCGGGATACGTCGAGTAAGCGCTGCCGTCGTCGGCTTCCGCGTAATCGATATTGCCGGGCGCCTCGAAGGTGCCGGAGTCGCGCGACTGGCCGCCGATGACGCTGATGCACGTGTACTTCGGGCGCTTCGTCGAGAGGTAAAAAATCTGACCCGACAGGCTCGCCTCGAAGCCGAAGATGTCGCGCAGTTCGGCGCCGAGGAGCCCGTGCCAGGTGACGGAAAACGTCGACGCGCACGACAGTAGATATTGGTTGTTTGCCGGCGAATACGTCACGACGAGCCCGCCCGCGACCATCGCCACGACAGCAGCGCGCCACGACGCGAGCGCGACGCCGTCGACCGTCTGCGATGACGGCCGCGCGGTGTCGCCGTGTAGATACATGCCAGTCGTGAATCCCGCCGTGCCCGTCAGCGTGCCGCCGCCGAAGGTCGCACCGTTGACGCCGGCCGTGACGGCGCCGAGGTTCATGCGGCCGAAGTCCCACGCGGCAGAGTAGAGGTCGCGCGGCATCAGGCAGCCCTCCGAGACGTGGACGCGCCGATGGCGTCAACAAGCATGTCGCCGAGTTGCTCGCGGTCGGCCGCGTAGACCAGCGCCGAGCTGCCCCAATTGATGTTGTAGACGTCGCCGCCGCGACCGCCACCGGCGTCCGCTGACGATATCGGCCCTGCGCCCGCGCCCGATGTTGCCGGCGCGCTCGCGCCGCCACCGCCACCGCCCGCGGCTGCGCCAGCCTTGACGCCTGCGATCACGAACATCGCAGCAGCCGCTGTGTGTGCGATGCCCTGCGGGATGTTGAACGACGCATAGGAAGCGACGGCCTGCGCGGTCGACAGCGCGGCGCCGATGATCGACTCGATGATCGCGGCCTGCGCCTTGATCTTGACCTTCTCTTTCTCGCTCTTGCGCGAGCCTTCGAGAGACGCGTCGACCGCCGACGTAACGACGTTCATCGCGCCCATCGTCGCGGACTGGATGTCGGCGACGACTGACGCGGCCTTCTCGCGCGCCTCGACTTCGCGGTCGATCGCGCGTCGCACACCTTCGACGCGGCGCTCTTCGTCGGCGATCGACTGGTCGACGATGCGCTGATTCTCGACTTCTCCGTCTTGCTTGATCAGGTCGAGTTTCGCCTGATGTGCGGCGGCGGCCTCTTCGGCGGCGAGTGCGGCCTCGGCCGCTTGCTCCGCTGCCTTGTTCGCCATGTCTTTGCTGGCGTCGTTTTCGGGCGCGCGAGCCCCGCCACCGCCGCCACCGCGACGACGACTTGGGTCACCGAGCCCGGCCTCTTCCGATAGCAGCGCGATCCGGCGAAGCGTCGCAGCGTTGCGCTCGGCGTCGGCTCTCGCGAGGTCCGCGCGGACCGTGTCGAGCGCCGCTTGCCGGTTGTCGTACGCCGACCCCGCGCGCTCTTCTGCGGTCTGCTCCTCGAGGGCTAGCCCGCGCTGCTGGTCGCGATACCGGGCGCTCGCCGCCGTGACAGTGTCCTGCGCTATGGCGGCGCGCTCGAGCGCTGCGGTGTGCGCGGACCACAGCGCCGTCGCCGCTGTCACTGCCGCCGACACGATGCCGATCGCGATGCCGACCGGGCCGAGCCCCGCGGTGGCGAGCGACTGGATTGACCCGAGCGCCTGGCCGACCACGCCGACCGTCTGCCCGAGCCCGGAGTTCATCCGGCCGATCGTGCCGGCGACGAGCCCCACCGTGGAACCGAACTGCCCGACGCCGGCACCGGCCGTGCGCATCGCCGCGCCGGCCGAAGTCGCCGCCGCCGCCGCCGCCCTTGACGACGCGGCGTTGGCCGTGCTTGCGGCGGTGACCGCGTTGAACGCAGCGCTCGCGCCGTCGTCCTTGTAGACAATGCGTCCGACGACGTCGTTCATCTTGCGCCCTCTCTTACGATACGCGCCAGCCGCTCAGCTTCGACCTTTGCGCGCAGGTCCACGAGTTCAATGTGCGACTGAACCAATGAGATCATCTCGGCAGCCTCGACGACGACGGCAAGTTGGTCATCGACGTCCACCGCGCCGGCTAGCACGCGGCGGCGCAGCGTCATGGCCGCTTGGATGACAGGGTCTTCGTACGTGCGCCACGGACACGTCTGCGGCTCCGCGCTAGCGTCGATGCGGATGCGCGTACGCAGCCTCGGAATCTGCGCGCCGACGCCGGAGAGCGCTGCTACGTGGACAGGGCGCCGCTCTCCGCCGCCGCAGTCGCATCCCCAGGCGTCTCGGACGGCTCGAGCACCGTCGGGCTCGATGTTGGCGAAGTCAAGTCCGCGTCGGTGGTCGGCGTGCGTGACACTTCCGCCGCGAGGGTGCCCGCAAGGTACTGGAGTTGCTGCGCCAGAGCGTGCGTTGAGGTAAGCGGCAGCGGCGCAAAGGCCACGCCGAAAGGGCCGACGCGACTCCGGTTGTAGGCCACCGCGCCGATCTCGTAGAGCGTCTCGACGCCTACGCGCTCGGCCAGGTAGTCGAGCGCGACGTCGTCGAACGGCTGCCCGTGTGCCGGCGGGAAGACCGTCGTCGCATCGGTCGCGAGAGGCGGCGAGAGGTCGGCGCGGACAAGGGCGTACGCGAGCGCATGGAGCCATCGCGCCTCCGCCGTCGGCAGCGAGTCGCACTGCACGCGCTCGAAGGCGCGCAGTGGGCGCAGCGTGAACGTCGACGCGCGTTTGAGCGGTCGCACTTTGACGAGCGCCGGGTCGCGCGAGCCGTAGCCGGCGGGCTTGCCGAAGTGCGTGTCGTAGTCGCTGCGCGCGAGTCCGTAGCCCATGGCGACGACGTCGATCGCAGGGTCGAAACTGACGTAGCAGGTGAGTTGTTTGGCGGGGTCTTGTTCGTGATTCATTCGGTGCGCCTCCTCAAGCGCAGTCGATGTCGGCAGTTCTCAGAAGACGTGCATGCGCAGTGCGGAGCGGCCGAGGTCGGTCGCCACGGCGATGCTCGAGTCGTTGCGGCCGGCCCACGAGACCGTCAGCCCGTAGAGGTCGGCGGCGTCGGTGCGCGTCGGCACCGCCGAGATCTGCGCTGTCGGCGCGGTGAGCAGCACGATACCGCTCGTGGTCATGCCGATCTGCTGATGGATGAGCAAGTCCGCACGCGCCGCGTCCTGCGTGAGCCAGTTCAGCGCGTCGTCGCCGTACGCCACAAACTGCCCCGAGACGGCGCGCGAGCGGCTGCGCTTCCACCCGATCAGGTTGCTCGACTGCAGCCCATCGGGCGACGTGATCGGAGTGACCGCAATGCCCGGCGTCCACGTGCTCGACTGGTGCGGAACGAGCGTGCGCGTCGTGCTGCCGACGACGCCGACGAGGAGCTCGGAGCCCATGTGGACGATCGGCGAGAATCCGGGAATCGACGCGGGCGCCGCAAGCGTCAGCGTCGACGTGCGCAGCCACGACGCGCCGGTGAGCGTGACCGGCAACTTGGCGATCGCGCCGGTCGTGATGTCGATCGCGAACGTGCCTTGCGAGCCGAGCACGACGTATTCATCGCCGGCCTCGACGCCCTCGGTGAGCCACTGGAGCGTCGTCAGGTTGGACGCGATGCCCTCGATGCAGTGGAACGTCGTCGGCCAAAACACCTGCGCCCCGGTGGCGGGCGCCGTGCTGTGCGCGATCTTCGGCACCACCGCCGAGGCCGTGAACGACAGAATCTCGCGCGCCTCGATGGTACCGTTCGGCATCACGACGGCGTAAGCGCCGCCAGCGAGCGCGAAGTTCGTCCCGTGGTTCGTCGTGATCGGAACGTTCGTTGCCGTCGGCGTGCCCGTCGTCAGCGTCAGCGCGTTCAGCGCCGTCGTGCCCTGATACACGCCGCCCATCAGCCGAGACAGCATCCGGTGTAGCCCCCACGTCGAGCTCGTCAGGAAACCCGGCGACGCGAGCCCGTTGCACGCGTTGCCGGTGCCGGCGAGGTACGCCGTGAATCCAAGCGTGCTCGACTTCTTGCCGAGCAACATCTTGCTGTCGGTGAACGCGTGGACGAACTGCTGCATCACCTCGGGCTCGAGATGGTCTTGCAGCCCGACGAACGTGCCGGTCCCCTCGACGATCGGGAGGTCGATGAAGTTCGCTTGGGTGCCCGATTCGGACACGCAAAACACGGCCTCGTTGGAGACGCGGAGTCGGCCAATCTTGCTGATCTCGGTTGCCATGCGCGAACTCCTACGTCGTCGACTCGGTCGTGACGACCGTGCCTGTAAAGACGTTCTGAATTTGGAAGAGACCGCCGCCGGCCGTCTGCCCCGACTGCGGCGCGTCGTCGCGTACGACAGACCACCCGGCGCCGGTCAGATAGCCGCCCACGATGCCGGTCGAGTCAACGGCTGTCTGCGACGGTGGAGTAACCGTGGCCGCGAGCTTGCCGGGCCAGATGAAAGCGACGGTGATTGCGTGCGCGACGGCATCGGCTCTCTCTTTCGGCGACGAGTAGGACTCGGCTCCGAGTGCCTGCGTGGTGAGCAAATACGTGAGCGTGATGGTCACGTCGATGCCGATGATGACCATCGGCCCCGGACCCATGATCGCGTCAGGCGACGGTGGGTATGCGATGGCGATTAGCGCGAGCCCGTTCGTCAGTCCGCCCACCGCGTGAGCGAGGACTCGCCCCGATATCGTCTCGTCAGTGGCGCCCTCGGCGATGTCGCACGACAGCAGCCCGACGGGGATTGCGCGGACGCCGGTGATGTCGCCCTCGAGCACTTGCCGGATGCACTTGCGGATTGCGGAGGATTGCAGCGGCATGTCAGCGATTGGCGATCGTGATAGACACGCTGCGCTCGTAGATGCGGCCCGGCGCAACGTCGCCCGATGCGCGGCAGGTAACGAGATAACTCTCGCCCGCGCGGCCGTTCGCTAGCCAGATGGTCGCCGTGGAAATGTTGAACGTCGGCGCGTACGGAGCGCCGAGGGCCACGGCGTTGATAAGCGCGGTGCCGATGGTCCCCGCCGCGCCTTGGAGCGAGATGGTCCACGTGGCGTCGGCCAGGTTCTCCGGCGGCGCGATGTCCTCAAATTTGATCGAGTAGTCGAGCACGTCCGCGGGGTCTTTGACTGGCCAGTACATGCTACCCCCTAACCGTTCGCGACTGCGCCGCGGTGACGACTGCTCGAGATGCTGCCGGCGCCGTAGTCGCCCGCGACTGCGCGGCGGCTGATGCTGCGCGCGATTCGCCCGGCGACGACACTGCGCGCGACTGACGCTGCGTGCGCTGCGTGCGGGACGCATCGGGCATGCTCGTCCCCTTACGCCGTGCGGCCGGTCGTGATGTAGTTGCCGACGGCGCGCGCGAGGCGGTCGAACACGAGCGCGCTCGGTCCGATTTCGATCAGCGTGCCGGCGATGGTGAACGGCAAGAACGCGCGCGCCGGAATCTTCGTCGTCCACGGCGTGCCAGCGGGGCGCGTGCCGCTCTTGCGTTTCAACGTGCCGCTCTTCGTCGCGCCGAAGTTCTGCGCGCCGGCGTAGGGCACGGTGGTGCCGATGGTGAGATCCATCCGGCCGGCGGTGACGGAGTTGCCGTCACGCAGCGCGCCGGTGTCTTCGAGCGGCTTACTGCTGCCGCGCCGCCGCTTGTCGATCGTGCTCTGCGCCAATGGCTTCCACGGCGTGCCGTCCGGGCCGCGCGAGTTGCGGAACGAATCGCGGATTAGCCGCAGTATCATCTCCGACTGCGCGCGCAGCACGGGGCCGAGATCCTTCGCACGCGCGGACATCTCGCGCAGCGCCTTCGCCGCGTCGTCGGGCGACTGGCCAGGCGCGAAGGTGATCGCCATCAGCAGAAGCCGTTGCCCTCGAGGGCCGCGCGCGTGAAGATCGGCGCCGCCGTGCTCGTGCTGAGCGAGCTCACGTTGGTGATGTCGCCGCCGGCCGCGCCGCCGATCTGGTCGCGGCCGATGCCCGGCAGGTCAATGCGCCCCTCGCCCGCAGTCGCGTACAGCACGGACGACGGGGCGCCGAACTCGCCGAGCTTGATCTCGCGCCCGTACCAGTTGGCGATGATCGACCACTCGTCGAACGCCAGCGCGCGCAGCACTTCGTACGCCGCGCCCGTCGCCGGGACGGGACCGTCCGACGTGACGCCCGAGTATCCGCCGCGCGATGCGGATGCGACCACGGCGGCGTCGGCGCGAAGAATCCACGCAGCGCGCGCGGACGGGTCGCCCATCGCGGCGTACTTCGCAGCGCCAGTGACGGCGCCGCCGAGGACCGCAGTGATGTACGCGTCAGAAAGAAACGGCATCTCGACACCTCTTCACTGCGGCGATCGTTGTCAGTCGGCGAGAGCGAACTGGCCAGGCTTGTCGCCGAAGATTGCGCCGCACCGGAAGGCGTTGCGCGTCGTCGACTTGGTCACTTCGATCCAGTAGACGCCCGCGTCGTCGGCCTCGCCGAGCACCTTGCCCGGCCACGGACCTGCGCCGCCTTCGGTCGTGTACGTGATCGCGTCACCGACTGCCGGTGCGCTCTTCTTGCTCTTGTGCGTGCTCATCGCTGGCCTCCCTGTTTGTTCTGCGCGTTGACGTTGCCGCCGCCGCTGCTGCCGATGCCGTGCTTCGCGAGCGCGGTCGCAACCGCCTCGGCGATGAGCACCGCGAGCTCGACCTGGCCGGCGCGCGTGGCGTGCGTGGTCGCGTCGCCCTCCATGCGCTTCTCCGCGAGCGCGATCGGCTGGAGTTCGCTGAGCACGTCGATGGACGCGAACGGCAGGATGTCGCGGTCGTTCAGCTCGCGGAACACGGCCTGCGGCGACGAGCCGTACGCTTGCTCCGGCTGCTTGTTGTCGGTCATCCACTTCGCCACGCGCTTGACGTAGAGCTTGGTAGCGACTTCGACGGCGGCTTCGTCGGTCTCGACGAGCGCCATCACGCTGGCAAGTCCCGACTTGTAGATCTGAATCTCATGCACGCCGGCCACGGCGTCGGGACACTGGCAGTGCCCGACTCCGTGAAAGCGGCCATCGCCCATCACCATGCCCGTCGAGCCGGGCCGCAGCGTCACGCGCAGCAAGAGCCGATGCTCACGGCGCCCAGTCGCTGCGGTGTGTCCGTGCGGCGTTGCCGAGTCGTATTGTTCGTGTTCCATGTCATCTCCTCTTGATGCGCTGTCAGAAAAATCAGCGGGGCCGCGTGCCGGAGTCGAACCGGCGAGACCGATCGCGGCTGTCGTGCGACGCGCTCACGCCGAAGCGGAGCGCGTCAGTTGCTCAGGTCGTTCCGTTGCTCCAGAACGCGCTCTGCCACATGCCGGGCGCGTACGCACCGTCGGCGATCAGCCCGTACGTGTAGCGGTCGGTCGCCATCACGGTCGGCGAGTCGAGCGCCACGTCGAGTTGCTCAGTCGGCGGCATGCCTTCGAGGTACATCGCGGGCTTGATCTGCCCCGCGTTGACGGGCGCTCCGAGTAGGTACCACCACGCCGCTCGCGTGCCGGTGAGGCGCGGATTGACGACGAGGTTGACGACGCCGCTGTTGACGTTGCTGATCGCCGCAGACGCGACGAGAGACGCCGCCGCGTCGAGCACGCCGCCTGCGGTGATGCCCTGCGAGCGGAGGTCCGCAGCGGTGATCTCGAGACCGGGCGCGCGGTTGGTCGGCCCGACGACGAGCGTGCGCGGGAGCACGTAGAACGGGTCGCTGCTCTCACGGCCGAGGCTGGCCATGCCCGCGTATGCCGCGTTGAACGCCGCGTGCGAAAGCGCAGCCGTACCGAGGTTCGACTGCGTCGCGCCCGCAGGTCCGTTCGGGTGCGACGCCGAGAACAGCGCCACGCCGTCGTAGGCAGTCGGGCCGGCGCCCGCGTTCAGGAAGAGCATCTCGTGCAGAAGCTCGACCTTGTACGACGCGGCTGCCGACAGGAACCGGCGAATGCGACGCTCGACGACGCCGATCTTGTCGTAGCGCACGTCGCGACGACGAATCATCATCGTCTTCTCGTACGTCTTCAGCGTGATGTTGAGCACGTTCGGGCGCACAACGATGGTCTCGCGACCACCGATGAACTCGCGCCACAAACCGATGGTGTCCTCGAAGATGACCTGCGCGATCGAGCCGTTCTCATTGCTGAGATCCTCGGTGAACGCGGTCACGAGCGGGTCGTCGGACTGGTTGATGAAGAATTCATCGAAGGCGGTACGGAACGAAGTGACGCTCGCGTCGAGCGCAGCGTTATTGATGACGTGACTCTGGTCCATTGGAATCCTTTGTCGCCCTCAGGGCGATCAGATGGTCGCGACGCCGAGGATCGTGATCCACGACCGGGTGGCAGAAACGAATTCCTTGACGACTCCGACCTTGGCGTCGTTGGTCGCACCGGCGACCGAGGTCACCACGTCGTTGTCGAACACGACGGCGGGACTGCCGACGAGCGCGAGCATCGTCACGTTCGTCTGGAGCAGTTCGTCGTGCCCAAACATCACCTCGATCAGCGTGGTGCCGGACGCCGCGCTGGTGCGCGTCATCGTGGCGATGCCGACGACGGCGATGCCTGCCGCGTCACTCGCGTTGACCGCGGCCTGCGTCGCGCTCGTGACGGCGACGATGGCCCCCTCGAAGATGGTCGTGCTCGCGGTCATGGTGTACTTGGCGAAGTACGGAATCGCGTTGTTGCGGTGCAGCCGTGCGGTGCTGGTCGTGAGGACGGTCATGGTCTTATCTCCTGTGTTTCTTTGGGCCGCGCTCAGGCGGACGTGTGGCGTTCGGCGTGCTTCGCGAGCCAACGCGTTTCGAACTCAGTGGCGACGGCGCCCTTGAGTCCGCGCGATCGACTCGCCTGTCGCGCCAGTGAGCGCGGGTCAGTCAGTCCGAGTTGGCTCACGTCGGCCGTGCTCGTGTGCGTGGTGGCCTTGGCCGGCGCTGCGACTGCGCCGCTCGCGACCTGCCCCGAGGGCGGCAGCACCGGCAAGCGCGTGTCGTACGCCGAGAGCGCGATGGACTCGGACTGCGCCGACAGCGACAGGAACGTCGCGCGCTCGGACTCGCCCGCCTTGCCCTGCGTGAGCAGCCGCGAGAACGAAGCCGCGATGCGAGCCTCGGTCTCCGCTGCCGTGCGCTTGGCCAGGTCGGCCGTGAGCGCGGCGATCTGCGTTGCCTGCGCGTTGGCGCGTGCGGTGAGCTCCACGATGCGCCCGCGGTCTGCGTCGCGCGCGAGCGCTGCGGCGGCTGCCGGTGCGTCGCTGGACATTCCCGATGCGGCGGTGCCCGACAGCAGCGCGACGAGCGCGTCGCCGTTGGCCTCGACGGCCGCGAGCAGCGTCGGCGCGTCCATGCCCGTGAGCGTCATGAGTTTGTCGACCAGCATCGCAGCGCCGGTGTCGACCTCTTCGGCGGCGTCGTCGTAGACCATGCCGTCCATCAGCGCGACGCGCTTGGCGAGCGTCACGAGTCGCGAGAGCTGCGCCTCGTCGGCGACAAGCTCCGGAGTCTCCGGCAGCGGCTCATCGAACATCGCGCTTGCGAGCGAAACGAGCGCGTCGAATGCCTTCTTCATCTTGTCGGGCGACGCGTCCTTCTTGAGACCGAGTGCCGTTGCGATCGAGGCGAGTACCTTGGTGGGGTCCATTGCGAGAGTCCTTTGCGTGGGTCGCGCGGGAGCCCCGACGCGAGAGAGTGTGATCGGCGTCATGCCGGGCAAGAATGGCGAGTTGGTGAGCCCGAGTTCGTACATCTCAGCGAGTCCCGCGGGCTCACCAGATGCGCGGTCGATCGGCGCGAAGTCGACTACCACGCTGCAATAGCGGTACTCACCGGCGCGGATGTGCTGCGCGGCGGTATCGGTCCACTCGACGCGGCCCCATAGCTCGGCGCCGTCGTCGCCCGCGCGCACTTCCATCTCGCGAATCCAGCCGGCAGCCGGGACGGGCTTGCCGCTGCTGTGCTCGGGATGCCCGTACGTGACGGGGAGAGGATTCTCGTCAGCGTCGAAGCGCGCGACGATGTGGCTGAGCGCCTCGCCGGTGAACGCGAACTCACCGGACGGGTGGCCCTTCCACACCGACGCGTAGGCCATCTCGACCCACGACTCGGGTGCGCCGGCTGCCAGCAATGGCAGCTTCGCGCGCAGCGATACGACACTGCGCCCGCGAATGGTGAGCGCTGTTGCTTGGCCCATGCGGCCTCCTATCGGGTAGTCAGCGGATGAACGACGCGGCCCCGAATCCTGGCGTCAGCTCGAAGCCGGCCGGAATGCTCGTCGAGATGACGATGCCCTCTTCGTCGACCTCTTCCTGCGAATAGGTCACGACGCTGCACCGGCACTGAAAGCCGCACGGCGGGAACACACCGGCGAAGGTCGCGTCGTCCGCGCGCCACGTCACGCCGTCCATCGGCGCATGCGTCGCTCGTACCCGCGTATCCTGCACCGTGCGGTATTGCCGATACGGTCGCGCCGCGATGACGTCCGGCGACTGCATCTGCGCGTATCGCCCGGCGCCGTACGCGCTAGCGACTTGCGTGCGGTAGACGTTCTCGAGATACGACGGGTCAGCCGGCGAGATGCCGAGTGCCACGCTGTCGGCGTTCACGGCGTCGCGGAACTCGCGCAGAGTGCCGCCCTTCTCGAGCGTGCGTGTCAGCTGGTCGATCGCCGTCTGCGATATCGTGTCGAGCTGGTCGTCGCTGTAGATGGCCGCGCGCCGCCGATACGCGCCGAGCACTTCGTCGAGCAGCGCCGGGTCGCCGCCGCGCGTGCGCCAGAACGCAACCGCCTCGGCGAAGGACAGCCGCAGGAACGCCGGCCGCATGTCGAGCGCGAGGAGCCGTGCGCTGTCGGCGGGTGCGAGTTCCACGAGCCGCACGAACATTTGGCCGGCGAGGTCGGCGAGCACCATCGGCTCGTACGTGAGCGCCTCGATCGTCTCGTCGCCGCGGAACTTCTCGACGGCCGCGCGCACCGCCTCGGGTCCGCCCTCCGCCGCCGCCGCGATAGCCTCGCGCATCGGCGCGAAGGCGCCCACCGCGGCAATCGTCGTGCGTGCTGCTAGCTCGTAGGGCCGGCCGATCGTGGCACGCGCGCGAACTTGCGCTGGCTCGTCGGCGAGGCTGAGGACGTCGGCGAAGTCGGGGTGTGCGTCGACAAGGCCGGCATCCCACCCGCCGAGAGAGGCGATGTCGGGAAAGGGGAAGCCGCGGGCGTCCCCCCGGACGCGGGCGTAGCAGGGGCCGCAGGCGTCGACGCAGCCGGAGTCGGCTCCGATGCGGACAGCGCCGAGAAGCCGTAGGCAGGCGCCGCTGCGGCGGGCACGTAGAACTCGTCGCCGCCCTCGGCGAGAGGCGGGAGACCGGCGCCCGCGAGCACCTGATTGAACGTCACGCGCCCGGTGTTGATCGCGTCGATCGGCACGGCGGTCGCGTCGTCGAACACGCTCGCGATCAGCGGCATCGGCGTGTCGCTCGGGAAGCGATTGTAGCGGGCGATCGGCACCACGCAGTCACGCGTGACCGAGTCCCACATCAGCTGCGCATCGGTCTTGCTGCCCTCGACGCGCACGCCATCCTTGACCGTGTCGGCTGCGCGCGAGCCGTTGACGCCGCTCTTCACGAGGTCCGGAGGCACGCCCAGCCCGATGAAGATCTGCTCGTCGCACCACGCGAGCAGCCCCTGATACGTCGGCAGCGATCCGGACGCGGCGCCGGGGATGACCTGCACATCGCTGTTCCCGCCGGTAACGCCGACGCTGTCGAACGTCATCTGCACGAGATCCTCGAGCATCTGCGCGCGCTGCGGACCATCGGACAAGTCGCCCATGCGGCCGAGGATGAACGGGTTGCCGAACCGCTCGATGCCGTTGAGCCAGAACATCGTCCCCTTGCCCTTGAAGCACCACGGCCAGACGATGCTCGCGAACTGCCCCTGGTCCATCGGGCGGCCCTGCTCGGTATTCGGGACGTGAATCAGCCAGCGCGCGCGGCGCTGCTCCGGCGTGTCAGCCTTCGCCGCCGCCGGGTCGGTGTTGGGATTCGGCTGCTCAGTCGAGAGCCAGTAGCTGTCGGCGTTCTTCACGCTTACGGACCACTCGGGACCGACGCCCGCCATCGTCTCCCAGCGCACGCCGCGCGTCAGCACCTGCACCGGCGTCGGCAGGTACGCGCCGGAGTCGCGCGACCACACGAGCTCGTGGACGCTGATCGACGGTCCGATCGCGTCGAGCACGCGCATGAAGAAAGTGACGTCGAGCGTCAGCAGCCAGCGGTTGACGAGCGCCGCGAGCTCTTCCGCGTTGCGGCGCTTCACGGGGTCAGCGATGTCCGGCGGCGCCTTGCATGTGAACGCGCGGCCGGCGACGGCGATGCGGCGAATCTCGTAAGCGCGCCGCACGATCGGGTCGCGCTTGGCTTGCGTGAAAAGGTCGCACCACTGCTCGAGCCGGCCCATGTCGAGGTCGCGTAGCGCCGTGCCGATGCGCGTCGGCGTGACCGTCTGCATCGCGCGCGAGCCGATCGACGACAGGCGCGGACGCGTGAGCACCTGCGCCTGCGGTGGCTGCACGGGCTGCGCCGGCGTCGCGGCGAGTTCGATCGCGCCGGTCGTGACGACGCGGGCCAGTGTGGCACGCTGGCGATTCTTGCGGGAGGTCATCGTGGAATAGCCTCCCTGTCAGCCGAAGGGCATGTTCTTGTCGCGCCGTCGCGAGCCGCCGCCTACGCCGTACGCTGCTGCCGTCTCGGACGTGCTGCGCGTGCCGGCGCTGCCGACGAAGCCTTCGTTGTTCTCGGCGAGCTCGTCGTGCCCTGCCGCCGCTGCGTCGATGTCGTCGTCGTCTTCGTCGCCGCTGCCGGTGAACGATGTCAGGTGGTCGATGAACTCTGCAAGCCACGGAGCGCCCGCCGGCAGAAGAACTCGACCGCCGTTGTACGACTCGCTGAACGGTAGTGCGCGCACGAGTTTGTCGGCGATGGCGGCCATGATGTTGACGCCCGTGACGCCGGCCCCTTGGGGCGCTGGCGCCGTGAGGTAGTCAGTCGTCCCGCGTTCCGTGCCGGCGACGTACGCCCGTATGCGAGCCTGCGGTCGAGTTGCCTTCTTGGCGGCGATGCGCGCGCCGAACGCTGGCGCCGTGACATGCACGCTGATTCGGTCACGGATATAGTAACGCGCAGTCGGCCCGCGCCCTTCGCGCGCGAACTCGATCAGCACGCTCGCGTCGCTTGTCGTCTTGGCCGTGTAGGCGAAGTCCGCACCGAACGCGTGCGGCATCTGGTCGAGCCGCTCGCGCATAGTGACAGGGTCGTAGGTGACGTATTCGTCGCGGAAGACCTGCGAGCCCTCGGGCCTCGGCGACCCCATGTACAGCGACCACCACGCGACGAGGTTGGCCTTCTTCGCGGCGAGCAACTCACGCGAGAACTCGGCCTCCCAAAGCGGGTCGCCGTTGTCGTTCTCCGCGGGGAGATGCACATGCTGAAAGGCTCGCGAGCCAGACAGCGACGAAGAGAGTTTGCCAGCCTTCAGCAGTCCGATCAGGTCATGGACCATCCACCGCGTGTGCCAGACGAATATCGATGTCGAGTCGCGGGCGCGAGCCTCGACGACGTCGGTCCAGAACTCCGACACCACACGCTGCCACGCCTTGCTGCGCGCGTGCTTGCGGTCCGGGTACGGGTCATCGAGCAGGATGATGTCAGCAGGCCGGCCAGTGAATCCCTGCGCCACACCGCATGCGACGACGCCGCCGCCGGCCGTTGTCGACCACTCGCCCTTGGCGTCCGTGTCGTCGCTGATCGCGACCCCGGCATCGCGCGCCCACTGCCGCATCTTCGCCGACTTGGTCTCTGCTAGCGTCGCCGAGCTCGACGCGTAGACGATGCGCAGATGCGGGAAGCGCAGAAGCGTCGCGACTACCCACGCGCAAACCGTGTCGGTCTTAGCGTGCTGCGGAGGTGCATGGCATGTGGCCCGCGTGGGGCGCACCCATGATTCCTCCAACACCGTGACCATCGGCGCGAGATGAACGGGCCTGGTGTATCGGCTGTTTAGCCGAGGGATTAGGTCCATCGTCGACAGCGCAGCGAGCGGGTTCGACTCCGGCCTCGCCGCCGCTGCTGCCGCCTCCATCGCCGCAAGTTCCGCCCGCGCCATCTGCCGCAAGATGTTGCGCGGCGAGTCCGGCTTGGCGCGCGTCTTCGCGGCGATGCTCCGCGAGACGTAGCCGGTGCCCATGCGTCAGCCGTACGGGCCGGCGTCGGCGATGTCTGCCGCGAGCCTCGCCGCCCATGCGTCGACATCGGCAGGCGGCGGCGTGGCCGCGGCGTCTCTGGCAAGCGCAGCGAGCGCGTGCGGGATGGGCGGCATGTCGCCCCTGGCGATGCTGTCGAGCAGCGTGTCGAGGTCGGTGAGGTGCGTCATGCGGTGGCCTCGTCAGTCGTCGGGGTAGTCGTCCGCGTCGAACGGCGAGAACTCCGGCGCGAGCGTCGGAAGGGAGGCGAGCGCGCCGCGTGTCATGCGCCGGGTCACGGCCTTCCGCACGAAGACCAGCGGGTGAACCGTGACGTACACGTTGACGAGCGTGTCGTCGTCCGGCGGTGGGCTGTCCACGTCGGCGCGAACCTCGACGCGGTCGCAGTCGGTGATCCACATGCACATCACGCGACCGTCGACCTCGCACTCGGCGAGGTGCATCCACCCGTCAGCGCAGGCGACCGTCTCGGTGATGCGCCCGAACAGCGGCGAGAAGTGCTTCTTGTAGCGGACCCACTGGCCGACAGCGAAGCGCGGCGGCGCGGGTGGCGTTGCGTCGGCGATGGCGATGGCGATGGCGTTCATGGTGTCCGCCAAGCGGCGAACGACTTCGGCCAGTCCGCGCCGTACTCGATGCCCGCCGGACCGTCACCACCGGACGCCAACATTGGGCGCGGGTCGAACCACTCCGGCAGCCGCGCACGTACCTCGGCGCTCGCGTCGATCGTCACCGACAGCGCGCGGATGTCGATCCTGCGGATCTCGCCGGCAAGGTCGTCGCCGTCGACCACCGCGCACCTGCCGTCCCACCTGATCGTCACTGGGTTCTGCATGGTGTCCGCCCTCCTCAAGGCGTGCTCCATCTATACTTCGTCGCCCGCCGCACCGCACGCCGATCCGCTCGCTTCCAGTCGCGTGCGCGCCCCGGAGTGCAGCACGGGCAATCGTAGCCGCCAGGGCCGCGAGGCGTGGAGTGCTTGGAGCGGCTGCGCATCGGTGCACCCGTCAATGCTGGACCCGCCCGCGTCGCCGCGCGCGAATCCGTTACCGTGCCCACGCATGGCGGGTCGGCGTAAGTCAGTGCTGCGCCGGCACGTCGTCCGCAGGCGCGTCCAGCAGTTCGACCGCACGCGCACGCTCATCCGGCGACAGCGCGCGCCACGCGGAGACGTTGGCGGCAGCATCGGCGAGCACCCGCTCAGCGTCGCCACGCTCGCCGATGTAGCGCACGACTCGCCGCCAGAACGACGCGCGGCGCATCAGTGCTGGACCTCAGCGCCATCAGCCGGCGCGTCGTCGTCCTCAGACAGCGCCGCGAGTAGCAGCGCGTATTGCGCCGGCTCCATCACGCGGCGCGCGACGTCGAGCGTGCTGCGCGTCGCGTCGTGCTGCGCCTTCACGAGTATCGTCACCGACGGCGCGAACTCCTCCGGCCGCGTCCGCTCGAGCAGCCACTGCCGCGTCTGCGGGTCCGCCGCCATGATGCTGCCGCCGTCCGAGTCGCGGCCGATCGCCTTCATCGCGTCGGCGACGTCACGGACCATCGCCGCCGTGCAGAGGTCAACCGCGCGGGCGACGTCGGCCAGCGCTGTCATGTACGGCTCGCGCCCTGCCGCCGCGTTGTCTCGCCACAGGCTCAGCGTCTGCCGCGGTATGCCCTGCGCGCCGAACGCCGCGTTGACCGGCGTCCCGTGCCCTACTGCCGCGATGACCTCGGCGATCAGCGCCGGTGTACACTTCGTCGCGTTCGCCGTGCTGAGCCGCTCGCGCTTGCCGTCAGCCACGCTCGCCCGCCTTCGCGTCGCCCGCCTCGACAACCGACGTGAACCGCAGGCCGCGCGCCTCGATGAGCGCCGCGAACCGCCGCTGTTCCGCTTCCGGCCGCTGCGCCATCGCGCGCTGCACGAACGCGTCGATCTCCGCCGCGAGCGCCTTCACGCCGTCGTCCGGTTCCGCGTCAGCCATACGTGCCGCACCGGATATGCCGCGCAACCATCCACCGCACCCGCTCGCTCGCCCATCGCGCCGCGAAGTCGTCGCCGGCCTGCGCTGCCGCGGCGTGCTCACGCGTGAGCGCCGACAGCGCGCCGTAGTAGGACCGCATGCGCGCATCCGCCGCGTTCCAGTCGATCACGTCAGGTGTCGCCATGCTCGCCTCCACGACGCTGTCAGCGATTGACGCGCTTGCACGCATCCTCGCCGCTCGGGTCGCCTCCTGCACCGCGTGAGTGCCGGTGGGGTGGCTCGTCGCCCCTCGCCCGCCGGTCCACCCCCAGGGTAGAGAAATACACGATGTGTCCCGATGCACCTAGTGCAGCAAAGCGCTACGTCGCGCATCGCTACGCTTTGGTGCGCAGCGGGCCGCGCGTTTCACTTCGCCGCCCTCTCGAACTCCGCCGCGAGCCATCCGCGGATCTCGCTCTTGCGCGCGACGATTCGCCCCATGACCTTGCGCACCGGCAGCGGGTGCTGCTCACGCTCCGCGAGTTCCTGACAGAGCCGGACGCCACGCCCGACCTCGCCTGCAATCTCGGTCCATCCCTCTGCATCCCAAGCGCGTTCATCGGTCATGCTGGCAGCCTCCCATTCACGCGAGGCGGGTACCTGCCCCGACTCATAGAGTGTCACGTACATCGCAGCCAATCCGCTAACACGAATCGAGATCACGTCACCGGCCGAGACCGCAACGCCGAACTCTTCCCACGCGTGCGCGGCAATCTCCGCCGGCTCCGCGTCCCAATCGCCGTCGTCCCATCGCGCTCGCGGACGCCTCGACGCCAACCGCTCCTTGCTCGGCCTGCGGTTCGCGTCCGCAGTGCGCGTGCGCTCAGTGTCGCGCGCAAAGTTCGGGGCGACGACGCGCGGCAATCCGAGCACGCTCCACGCGAGCACGGCGCGCGCCTGTGTCGGCGACAGCGCGCGGAGCACCGGCGAGACCTGCACCACCCACCCGTCGGCGAAGAGCGCGTCGAAGGCGCGACCGACGAACGCCACGCGCTCGACGTCGCGCTGCCCCGCGTCGCCCTCGGGCTGCGTCTGCACGCACCCGCTGGAATCCTCGCCGACGCGCCAGCATGTCCGCAGCGGCGGCCCGTCCAGCCTCACGCAGTCGAGCGCGCGCAGAGCCGCCACCGGACCGCTGAACGGAAGCCGCTCGACTTGCCCGCGACGCGACTGCCAGTAGTTGCGCTCGGCCGCGCTCATCACGCGGTCGCGCCGCTCGCGCTCGTCCTGCGTCTCGGGCTCGGCGCGGTATTGCGTTGGCACCGCAGCCGCGGCGATGGCGAGCTCGTCGCGCAGCTCGTCGAGGTCGTCCGCCGCCCCGTCGGTGAGCAGCGCCCGCACGTCCACGACCCATCGCGAGCGCGTCACAGGCGCACCCGCTCGATGACGATCACCGGCTCGACGGCGTACGCCTCGACTCTGAACGCCTGCACGAAGAGCGCCTCTGTGATCACGCTGCTCGCGTAGTTGATGCGCCACGGGCTAGCCCGCCGCGCCCGACTCCGTTGCCGCGCGGTCATCGCGTCACCTTCCCGGTAAACGAAGCCATCACGGCGTCGTCCGCAGGCTCGACAGTGACGAACGTCGGCGACCACCGCGGGTCATCGACGTACCACACATCCGACGTGGTGCCGCGCGCCGCGAGGCGCTGCTGCGACTCCATCGCGATCTGCTCGTACGCCCGTTCCGCAGTGGCAAACTGGCTGGCCGTCATCTTCACCGGCGGTCTCTTGCTCTTGCTCATGCGCATCGCTCGCCTCCGTTTCCGCGCCGTCATCACACGCGCACCAGCGCCGAGACCAGCACCAGGCCACCAGGCTCGTGCTCGACGCTCTCGATCGTGTAGTGAGCGCCGAGATAGTCGAAGCGCATCAGCGCCAGTTGCGTGCGCTCTTTGACGGTTAGATCCCACGCGCTGCCGTGCGTGCGTGATCCGGGCTGTGCGGCCCGTGCTCTTGCGATCGCGGCGTCCATCGACTCGCGCGAGAGCGCCGACGACCAGCGGCTTCCGTACATGTCTTTCGTGGTCGTCCACGGCGCGAGCACGCTTCGCGCGCGCCTTTGCCGTCGTCGCTGCCGCGCGGTCATCGCTGCACCTTCCCGGTAAACGACGTGGTGCCGCGCGGGAGGTCACCGGGCCAGCCGGCTCGCACGATCGCGATCGCGGCGTCCATCGACTCACGAGAGAGCACGGACACGGCAAGGTTGGAGTACGTGTCCGACGAGTTCCGGGCCGGGCGATCGAACTGGAACCACTGCTCCATGCGCTTCGCCTTGCGTCGTTGCCGCGCGGTCATCGCTGCACCTCGGTTGCTTTCATGCTGCCGTCCATCAGCGCCATGCGACGCGCGCGCCGCTCCTTGTCGAACGTCGCACGGTCGTACGCGAGCCCATTGCAACCGCGATACAAAGTCCACATGTGATAGTCGGCGTTGTCGGCGAGACGCCTTGCGCGTGCGGCGACGCGGCGTGCGTGGCGGTTGGGCCAGCGCATCGAGTCGTCGACAATGATGCGGGCACCGCCGGATGCGTCGGTCATGTCTCATCGCTTTCCCGCGCCACTGGCACGGCGTCGAGTTCGATTCCTACCGACGCGAATCCGGCCAGCATCGGCGCGATGCACGCGTCCTCCATGTCACTGCGCAGCGGGTCCCATCTCACGACATCACCCGCTCGCGCTTCAGAGCCGCTCGATTGACGCGCGACAGCCGCATCGCCGGCACCGTGCGCCCCGCGCAGTTCCCCGGCTCGCGTTGCTCGGCCGCCGAGTTGCACGCTGATTGCGGCGTCCACTCAGCGCAGCCGACGCATGCCGCCGCGCTCACGACACCACCCAATCACTCGCCGCCGCCAAAACCTGCGCCTCCGCGTAGTCGTACTCTTCGACGATGATGTCGCGCCGCCGCATTTCGTCGCGGTGCTCGGCCACGAGTTCCTCCGCCTCGCACGGCGGATACGTCACCCACGCATCGCACGCGACCGGCAGCGTGCGCACGACTTCGCCGCGTCCGCTCGCGAGCATCTGCACGGCGTCCTCTTCGGTCTCCGCGCGGACCTTGACCTCGACTACCTTAGTCTCGATTCGGTGCATCGTGTACGTGTTCATCGCGTCTCCCTTCGCAGCGGACATTCTTGCGGCACACCGCTCTCGGCCTCGGCGTCGTCGAGAAACCACGGCGCACCGCGGTCGGCCGTCGACGGGTGCACGCACTCGTAATGTGGCGCGGTCCCCCATCGTGCGCAGTAGTAGCATCGCGTGCACGACTCGACGATCGGCAGGCCGCGCGGCGATGTCATGTCGACCTCCGCCAGCAAGTCGCGCACGTCGCCACGGCGCGCAGCGGCGCAGTGCTCGTCGCACGGCGCGTCGGTCGTGTCGGCCGCGGTCAAGCGCAACTGCGCGAGGCGCTCCGGCGTCACGTCGTCCTCCGCTTGCTCGCGCGCGCATCCGGCAGCCCCAACGCGCGACTGACCTGCGTCGGCGTCAGCCCCGCATCTGCGATGCCGACATACTGCCGCGCCGCCGCCACCTTCCGCGATGGCTCGCTATCGACGACAGCGCGCGCGGCAGCGAGTTTGCGCCGCTCGGCCGCGGTCATGCTCGGCTGACTCAGCAGGTCGCGCTCGAGCGCCAGCGCGGCGTCGCGAGCGGAGGGCGGCGACTTCTTCGCGCGCGTGCGCTTCGGCTTGCCGAGCGGCTCCGAGTGCGTGCCTGTCGCCTCCTTCACGTAGCACGCGACGAACGGGCCATCGCTATCGCACTTCATGGTGCCGCCATACCACTCGCGCACCTGCGAATCGTCGACGTAGGCGATGCCGTTCAAAGAATCCATATAGATTTTCAGCGCGTTGTCAGCGTCGAAACGACGGCCGTCCGATACGTAGATGCGCAGCGTGAGCGATACCGGCCCCGTCAACAGCGGCATCCCCGCCGCACGCGCAGCCGCTTGGATGACACGCCGGTACGCGATGCGCGTCTGGTCCGTGTACGTGTGCCCGCTCGCCGATCGCTGCGCGCGCTTCCACGGCACGATGCGGCCCGGTACCGTGAACGTCGTCACGCCGGCACCGTCTTGCGCGCCGCGTACTCCGCACGTGACCTGCCCTGCCGCGCCACTCGAGCGCACCGCGGACCGCAGTAGGCCGAGTGCCCCGCGCGCAGCGGGCGCAGGTACATCGTCCGGCAGCGCTTGCACGGCCGCGGCGGCTCGTCGCGCAACTTCCCGCGCCACTCCGCCGACAGTGTGCCGACGTCGATCGGCGTCTCGCGCGCGACCGGCAGCGCCTTGCTGCACGTACGCGACGCGAGCGGCCACGCCTTCGACGTGCCGCATCCGAGGCAGCGGACGATCGGCGCGCAGTCGTCTTCCGGCCCGAGTCGCCCAGCGTCCACCCACACGTGCCCGAGTTCGTCGCGTCTCATGTCGCCGCCTCCTTTGCTGCACTCCGCGCCATCGATATCAGCCGGTCAACATGCGCCATGACACGGTCGTAGCGACCCATGTGCTCATCATTTCTGTGCAGTTTATGCGTCGCGCCGTACGACATGCACTCCACTCCATACGCTAGCAGCGCCTCTGCTATCGCGCCGCGCTCGGTTTTGAGCGCATCATCGCCGTCGTCAGACATTCGCTGCCTCCTTCGCTGCACTTCGCGGTGCCGCAACGTCTAGCCGCCATCGCCGCTTGCCCGTCGCCTCGTACGCGCCGGACGCTCGCCCCGGGCGGGACGCCCACCCGCCCGGCTTTGGTGCCGTAACCCCGTCGCGCCGGAAGCCGGCCTTGCGGTAAATGCATCCCGTGTGACGGCTGCGATCGTGGTAGGCGTAGAGCACGCGCACGCCGCGCCGCGCGCACACCGCCGCCGCATACCGCAGGACGCGCGAAGCCGTGCCGTGCGGCAGCCCGGGCTCCAGCACCATCCGAGTGACCTCCGCAGCGGTGCCGTCCTGCGGCAGAGCCCGTGCGACCGGGCGGCCGACCAGGCAGAGCCCGCGCAGCCCGCCCGCGCTTACGTGGTCGCCGAAGAGACCCGGCTCGGCCGAGTACACGCCGACCGCGAAGAGCGCGCCGGGCGGCGGGTTGTCGAGGTAGTGACCGCTGCGCGCGAGCCACGCCTTCGCAGCCCGGTTGTACGACGTGCGTTCGACGATGATCGTCATCGGCTCACACTCGCTCATGTCGCCGCCTCCTTCGCTGCCCGCTTCGCCGCCGTTGCCGCTCGCTCGAGCTCTGCGTGCCGCAGGTTCCACGCCTTTCGCGCGCACGCTGGCGAGCAGTACCGCGACGCGCCGTGCTTCGAATGATACTCCGCCGCGCACACGCCGCATACGCGATTCGGCACCGCGCCGACGACGATCGCCGCGAACGGCTTCCGCCACCGCGTGCTGCGCACCGCCTCCGCGTCGACTCGCTCTTCCGCCGCGATCGCCCCGCACTTCGCCTCCGCCTCCGGCCACGTCTTGCCGACGCCGCACGTCGCGCACACGTAGCGGCGCGTGCCGTCGTCCATCGTGCCCCGCGGCTGCCACGCGTGCGCGGCCTTCATCGCGCCGCCTTCCCGCGCTTCGCCGCATCCGCCACCGCCACGAGACGCCGCGCTCGCGACACTGCCGTCGTCGTCGCCGGCCGCATGCCACGCGTAGAGTCGGCGCGCGGCACGTCCGCAGGATTCGCCGCGATGACGCACGCCGCGCACGGCAGCGGGAACCCTCGGTGAGCCGCGCACGACGGCGGAAGCGGGCGGCTCACTGCGCGCCTCGCAGCGGACACCAGGCGGGCGGAGGGCGCGTTGCATCGACAGCGCGCCCCATGAAGTGATCGGCGTTGGCGTCGGGATGCTCGCACCAGGCGGCGTCGTCCTCGACAGCCACGCATTGTGCGCAGTCGTCGCACGTCGCGATCACCGGCAGGCGGCGCAGCGCGTCGACCTCGTCGAAGACCTCGCGCAGCATCGCGCCGGTCAGCTGCACCCACGGCCCCGACGGCGCCGAGACTCTGCGCAGATACGCCTCGCGGTCCGGCTTCATCGCGCGCCTCGCATCTGCGCCGCACGGTGGCGCACGCGAGCGGACGGCGACGACGCCTCGCGTAGCGCTTCGAGCTCCACGAGCAGCCGCATCATGTCGCGCACGTCGACCGCCACGGATACGAGCATCGGCTCTATCGTCATCGCGCGCCTCGCTTCGCGCGATACCCGCCCGCCGAGTATTCCTCGGGAACGTCGCACTCGATGAGTGAACCGCCCGGCCCGCGCGTGAACGCGAACCGCGCGCCCTTGCCCTCCGCCTTGCTCTTGCCGATCTTGCCCATGACAGTGCCCTCCGCGTCTTCCCAAAGGACCATCCCCGTATCGCACTGGCTCTCCAGCACCTTGCAATCACGCACGTCAGACAGCTTCGGCGGACTGCCCTCGCCGCCCGTCTCCGTAGTCGCCTGCGACGTGATGACGACGACGCACCCGAGGCGCTGCGCCATCGTCTTCAATCGCGCGCCCATCACGAGCAACTCTTCGCGCAAGTCCTTCTCGCGCGTCGAGCACTTCAGCGCCTGAATGTAGTCGACGACGACGAGCGCGCATCCGTGCTTGCGCACCATGCTCGCCGCCGTGCGAATCACCGCCGTATCGGTCGCGCCCGGCAGGCACGCCACGAGGTAGCCTTGCCCCGCCGTCATCTGCGACATGACCTCGGCGACGCTGGCCAGTCGGTCGTGCTGCTCCCACGTCATGTCTCGAGCTCGCAGCGCACGCGTCGGCACGCCCGAGTGCCGCGACAGGATGCGGTTGCCGGTGAGCGGCAGCCCGTCCTCGACTTGGATGATGCCGGCACGCTTGCCGAGCGGGAGCATGTTCTCGGCGAGCTGAAGCGCAAACGAAGTCTTGCCCACGTTCGTCCGCGCGACGACGAGCACGACGTCTCCGGGGTCGCTGCCGCCCATTGCCGCGTCGACGGCGCCGATGCCTGTCAGCAGCGGGCGCGACATGCCCGGAGTCTCCGCGCCCGTCGCCCGGAAGTGTGCGTCAAGCGCAAGCGCCTGCATCGTATGCACGGCTCCGCCGTCGCCCTCCGTGTGCTCAAGAGCCGACGCGCAGTGCAAGGCAGCCTCGGCGCCGTCCTCGCGCTCGACAGCGGCTAGCGCCCGCATCAGGTGCCCGCGCTGCCGGCGCAAGTCCGCCAGCGCTACGACGCGCGCGTGCGTGACCTCGGCGAGGCGATGCATCGCCTCGCCGACCGCGAGCTCGTAGATCGCCGACTCGCCGCCGATGCCGCGCAGCACGTCGAGCGCCGCCAGTCGCTGCGCGATGCTCGCCTCCGTGACGCGTAGCCCGGCGTCGTAGAGCCAGCGCAGGGCGGCGGATATCGCCTCGTGCGCCGGAAGCGTCCAGGCGTCGGCAGGGAGCGGCAGCGAGTCGAGGATCGACGGGCGAGCAATCAGCGCCGAGAGCAAGGCGCGCTCGGCTTGGACGTCGGCGAGAGGGGCGCGGGTCACTTCCGGCCCACGCCGTTGAGCATCGATGCCAGCTCGTAGCGCGCCAGGTCGGAGATCACTTCCACCAGTCGGAGTCGGAGCCGAACGATCTCTGCACACCTCGGCTCGTCGCGACACGCGCCGCCAACGCCCGGCAGGTAGGCGCTCCGGCCAGGGGTGAACTCAAACCCACATCGCTTGCACGTCACATCAGCCTCCTAGGTGCTTCCCTGCGTCAGCCAGGAACGCGGACACCGGCCACTTGGCCTTGCGTGCCCACTCGGTTTTCGCCCATGCCGCGAATGCCCACGCCGCTGCGTCGGCCGGGTCGTCGGGGTTTGCCTCGGCGAACACTGCGCACGCGTCGTAAAGCTCCTGCCACGCCGTCTGCCGGTAGCCGTACGGGCCGCCTCCAACAAGCGTGCGGCCAGCACTCAGCACGGACGCAAGCCGCTGAGGGTGCCATCCCTGGACCAACGGCGGCGGCTCGGGGTTCTTTCCGCCCTCGGCCACGTCACCGAACGCGCACTCGCGCCCTTCGGTGGTCCTTGCTTGCGGCACACCCACACACACGAGCGCCAGCGGCGCGGTCTGTATGTGTGTTGCTTCTGCATCTGCTTCTGCTTCTGCTTCTGCTTCTGCTTCTGCTATGTCGTTACTCGCGTTAGAAGGCGTTACAGAATCGTTACTAACGGCGTTAGGCGTTACGTCGCGTGACTTGGAGTTATTGTCTCGCCAGCGCTTTTGCCGCGCCCGGTTCTTCTCGGCGGCGTCTTCCGCGCTCGCCTTGTGCCGATACTTCGCGTGGTTCAGCAGCGCCCATCCGCCGTCGATCTCGACGATGCGCCGGCCTTCGTGCTCCTGCGTTCGCGAGTCCGGGTCCGGCGCAAGGAAGAGCGCAAGCGCCTGCTCGCATTGCCCGCGCTCGACTCCGGCGCGTTTCGCAAGGCCAGGGATGGAAGCCTCGACGGTGCCGTCTCGGTCGGCCATCGCGAGCATCGTGATCCAGACGACCTTGACGTGCAGCGCCGTATCCCAGACGGTCGAGTCGAGGATGCTGGCGTGTAATTTGGTGTAGCTCATGGGCGTTCCCTTGTTAGCATTACGTTACGCGTAACGTCAACAGCAATCATCCGCGCCCGTGCGCAATCGCCGCCGCGCGCATCGCCAGCCCGGCGACGAGCTCGACGCGCCCGCCTGCCGGCACGCCGCCTGTCTGCCCCGCGAGCCACGTCAGATCGGCGTCCGTGCCCCTCGCGAGCACGGCGCGCAGCACGGCGACGGTCGGCCGCTCCGCGCGTATCTCGTCGGCGATGGCGTCGGCCTGCGCCTGCACTGCGCGGCTCCATGCGTCGGAGCCGGCCCACCGTTCGGCGGCGGTAGACGCGCCGCGCATCCTCGCGACGGCGGCGGCGATCGGCCAGTCGTCGGCGCGCGGGCCGGACCACGGCGCGTCGGATGCACGACGCTCGTCGTCGTCGAGGCGCGCTACTCGAGCGACGCGCGCTAGCCACACGCGGTCGAGCATGACGACAGGGCGCGGCGGCGTGGCGAGCGTCGGCGAGAAGGGCGGCGGTGTCATTCGAGCCCGTCCACGTATGCGATGCGCTCACCGATCCACCGCAGCACGGGCACGGCGATCGAGTTGCCTAGTGCCGCGTATCGCGGCCCGTCCTTCGCGCCAGGGATCGCCGTGTAGTCGTCGGCGAATCCCATCAGCCGCTCGCACTCGCGCGGCGTCAGTCGCCGGACGCGGGCAGATGTAAGCACCCCCATCCCTTCCGTTTTGCGTCCGAGCGCAGGCGAGACCGCGCCCGAAATCGGGTCTTGCTGGCGATGGAATGCGATCGCAGGTGCGTGCGAGGTTTTGCCGAGGGTGGGTGCAGGGTCGCCCGCCTCCGGTCGCGATCGATTCGTCGCGCTCGTGATCTGCGTCGAGTCGAACGGAATCAGCGTCTCTTGCGATGCGTCGTGGTGTCGACCCTCGCCCCTAGTCAGCGTTCGCGCGACTAGGTACCCATTCGCGGCTCCGTGAGCTCCGGGGTCATGGCTACCGCTTCGAGCGCGCCCCTCAAGGCATCCGGCAACATCCGCCCGCGCCTTTCGGACCGGCGCAGAATCCCGGCGCATGCTCGCGGCGTCAAATAGTACCGCGGCGGCACGCTGCCAGAGTCCTCTATCGTGGCCGATAACGAACACGCGACGGCGACGCTGGGCGAGTCCGAAGTGCTGAGCGTCCAGCACTCGCCAGGCGAACCCGTACCCGAGTTCTGCCAGCCCGCCGACGAAGGAGCCCATCGCCCGTCCGCCGTCCGATGACAGGACGCCGGGGACATTCTCCCAAACGATCCAGCGGGGGCGTGCTCGCGCAGCAAGTCGCAGAAACTCGAGCGATAGAGAGCCGCGATCTCCATCCATGCCAGCTCGAAGGCCGGCGACGGAGAAGTCCTGGCAGGGAGTCCCGCCCACGAGAAGGTCAATGCCTGCACTCTGTGTCTCCGTAATCGCAGTGAAGTCGCCGAGATTCGGCACGTCAGGGTAATGATGAGCGAGCACGCGCGAAGGGAACGGCGCGATCTCCGACTGAAACGCGCACGTCCAGCCGAGCGGATGCCACGCTGCCGCGTCGGCGCCGATGCCGCTGCACACGCTTCCGTAGACGAGCGTCACGCTCAGCGCTCCGCCCGCAGGATGCGCGCGTACGCGGCGCGGCCCCACGCGTCACGCGCCGCCGTCATCGCGTCGGCGTCCGCAGCGCACACGGGACCGATCGCGCGCACGCGTAGGATGCGCTCCGCGCGGCGGCGCATCTCGACGGCGTAGGCGGCGCGGAGAGCGGCGGTCACGCGTCGTCCGCGGGAGCCGCCGACTCGTCCATGACCTCGGGCGCCGGTGGAGTCAGCGCGTCGAAGAGTCCGATCTGCTTCTGCGGCTCCGCTTCGACGACGCCGGCCTTCGCCATGTTCTTGACGGCTTGTTGGAAGTAACTCGGTTTCAGCTCCGCGCCGACGCCGAAGCGCCCGTTCTGCACCGCAGAGAAGCACTCGCTACCGACGCCCATGAACGGTGTGAGCACGACTTCGCCGGGGTTGCTCCACAGCACGACGGCGCGGTCAATGACGTCGAGTTGAAGCGGGTGTACGTGCTTCTCGTCGTTCTCGTCCTTGCTCGCCTGGAACGGCAGCACGCGCTCGAGCCGCACGTCGTCCCAGAACGCCGACGCGTACTGGCGCCAGACCCATTGCGAGTAGCGGTTCTCGATCTGATTGCCGACATGACCGCGGTATTTCAGCACTTCCTTCGGCGCCTCGCGCGAACCGGAGTACGACATCAGCCCGGTCGGGTGCGCGATGGGGATTGCGTTGTCTCCGCGCTTGCGGAACATCAGCAGGTAGTCAGCGTTCGCGACGCTGCACCGCGACGAATCCTCGGCGCACGTGCGGTGCTGTAGGCTCTTCTGCATCGTGCGAAGGTACACGACGAATGGGTCTTTCCACACCGCGTATCGCGCGCAGTAGTCCCACCCCATCGACTCGTGTAGTCGGATGATGTCGCCGGGGAAGTCCCGGAGCTTATCGCGGCCAGTGTTGCCAGACGGGACGTCCGTGCAATGCACCGCGGTCACGCGACCGGGTAGCGCCACACGATGAAGCTCGCGGACGATGTGCCCGTAATGCTCCATGAACTCGTCGTACGAACGGCAGTTGCTCATGTCGCGCTCGTTGGAGCTGTAGTGATACAGGCCGGCGAACGGAGGAGAGTACACCGACAGATGCACGCACTCATTGGGAAGCGCGCCGACTACCTCCACGCAATCGCCGTTGTAAATCGCGTACTGATCGGTGGTCACTTGGTCTGCGATAGCCATGGAGGAACCTGCGCTTTCTTCTCGTACTTCGTTTCGGATCGTTCGATATGCAACTCGTCGCGCATAAACCGCGTCAACTCCGCGAACATCTTCTCGGCCTGCGCCGACTTGCGGCGGAGGTTGGCAATCACCCGCGACTCTCCATCGGAGAGTACGTGGTCGACGGTCACAGGGCGCTGCTGGCCGAATCGCCAGAGCCGCCGGATTGACTGGTAGTACTGCTCGAACGAGTGCCCGCTGAAACTGGTCATGTGCGCGCAGTGCTGCCAGTTCAGCCCGAGCGCGCCGATGACCGGCTTGGTCACTAACACTCGTATTTGCCCCGCGGAGAACGCCTCGAACTTCTCCTCCTTCGCTTCGTCGGAGTCCTTGCCGCTCACTTGCACCGCGCCTCGGATGCACTTCGCGAGGTGGTCGCCCTCGTCGTTCAAGTGACACCACGCGACCGCCGAGTCGCTCTTGTCGACAAGCGAGGCGACGAGCTCGCAGCGCTCGACGATAGTGCGCCGCCGTTCCTCGCGCTCTTCGCTAAGCCCGACCGCGGGAATCGAAAACAGAAAGCCGTCGCGCGGTCGGTCCGCCGTGACTACGTGCTCGCGCTCGACAAGCGCCGGCAGTGTGAATCGCGCGTCGTCGAACCCGAGGTCAGACGGCATCCGCAGCGCGCGTGCCCACGACACGACCCAGCGCCAGAACGGACGCTCCGCGTGGCCTTTGAATCGCCAGAGAGGATTACCGCCCCCCTGCGACGACCACGCGCGACCGAGGCTCGCGTTGTTGCGGTTGTTCTTGAAGAAGCGCGCGAGCATGTCCATGTGGCCAAGATGGCCCAGCGCCTCGCTCGACGTGCCGAGCTCGACGAAGTCGTTCGGCGCCGCGGTCGCGGTACACAGCAGCCGATACGGTATCGTCCGCATGAACTCAGTGATCGCCGCCTTCGTCGCGCCGTCAAAGTTCTTCAGGATGCTCGACTCGTCGAGCACTACCCCGGCGAAGTCGTGCGGCGAGTAGTGGTGCAGTCGCTCGTAGTTCGTGACGTTGATTCCGGCATGCACTTCGCCCTCGCGCGTGCGATGCGCCTCAATGCCGAACTTCTCGGCTTCGCGAATCGTCTGCGCGGATACCGCCAGCGGCGTCAACAGCAGCACGGGCCGGTTGGTCTTGCGCACGACGTTCTCGGCCCACACGAGTTCTTGCGCGGTCTTGCCGAGTCCGCAGTCCTCGAACAGCGCCGCGCGCCCTTTCGCGAGCGCCCACTCGACGAGCGCCCCTTGGAAGTCGAACAGAAACTCCGGCATCCATACCGGGGCAAAGCCGTCGCCGCCGTCGAGTTGCGCCTTGCTCTCGAGGAAGCGCGCGTACTCGCTCACTTGCGCCCCTTGCGCAGCAGCACGTCAGCGCGCGCGTCGAGCGTCGCGCAGATCCACTCCGGCAGCGACAGCAGCGCGCCGATGCGCAGCCCTTCGCGGCCGGCGGCGAGGCGCCATCGCTCGATGCGATCGGCTGTGGCGCGTATGGACGTGGTCTTGGTCGCGGTGGTCATGCCGCCACCTGCGCCTCTCGGAGCGCCGCGTACAGGTCGCGCATGCACTGGCAGTCTCGCGGCGTCATGTACGCGCGCGCCTCGCATGCGCTCGCGAGCCTGGCGATCGCGCGGTTGATTTGCTTGGCCGTCATCGTCTCTCCTCTCGTGCCGTCTGGCTGCACGCATAGGCGCACCCGGTGGGATGCGCCCTGCCTGCGTCAGAGAGACTCACCGCGGCGCGGCGATGAAGGCAGCAAGCAGCGCGAGTTCGCGCTCGTACGCTCGACGCGTAAGGTTCAGGATGCTGTTTTGGTCGTGGATGTCGCGGGCGGTCGCGACGGCTTGCGCGTCGTAAAATGCGCGGCGGTTGGCGTTGAGAGCGTCCTGGAGAAGTTCGGTCATGGTGTCGTCTTCCTTGCGTCGGCCCGTCCGACAAAGAACAGACTAGCCGATTCCAAACGACGTGCAAACAGAATCGACTTGGCTTCGAAAGAAACTTTGAAGCGCCGCGATTCCTACGGCTTTCATCGCGACGCCACCCGCCGCGCGAGCGCCCACGCGTCATGCGCCGTCGCCGCCTTCGCGCGTGCGACGCGCTTCTCGCTGCGCCGCACCCGGCCGAGCATGCCGCGCCGCGCTACTTCGATCGTCGTGCGCTGTCGCCGCGCTTCACCGGCGCACAGCGTAAGCGCGCGTGCGAGGTGGACGGTCCACGCCATCGGCGGGGCGGTGGTCGGCCGCGCGCTTGCCACGGCGTACGCGTCGGCGAGCGCGATTGCCTCCTGCGCGCGCACGGCCACGCTCCGCGCCGCGAGCGCGTCCGCGGCCATCTCGATACCGAGGGCGCGTGAGCATATCGCGCACGCGTTGCACCATCCGCAGCGCGGCGCGGTCACGAGTGCACCCGCGCCGCAATCTGCATGAGCACACGGTCGAGCGCTTCGCACGCCGTCGACCATCGCGCGTTCGCCGTTGTGACGCGGGCACGCGACGAGCCGATCGGCAGCACACGCCGTCGCTGGGACGCGGCGCGCACCTTCGCCTCGGCTTGCGACAGGTCGGCGGCGAACCGCCCGCAGTCGTCACACGAGCAGGCGTCGAGGTCGGTAAGCGTCACGTCGCCACCTTCGCGCGTGCCGCGTCGTACGCAGCGATCGCGTGTGCCGTCGCGTGCTCGTCGTCGAGGTCCGCCCACATGCGCAGCGCGTCGGCTGCCGTCACGCACGCGCGCAGCGCCGTCACATCGCGCAGCGAAAGCGCGTCGTACGTGTCGTCGTCGCACGCGTCGTCGTCGACCTCCGGCAACGGCGCCTTGCGCGCGGTCATCGCTTCATCTCCGCGCGTGCTTCCGCGCATGCGTCGGAGAGGAGCTCTATCATCAGCTTCCCGATGACGGTCAGGTGCGGGTCATACCAGTAGTCACCGCCGTGCAGATATTGGAGCAGGTCGCGCGCTTCGTCTGCTCGCACGATAGGCGCCAGTCCTTGCCAGTCTGTGCGGAAGCGTGTGAGCGCCGCGTCGACGAGCGGCGACACGCCGAGCGCGACCCAGAAGCCGGCCGGGCCGTCCGTGGAGCGTGCCGCGTTGTACGCGTCAGCGAGCCGGCCGCCTTCCGTGTCTCTCCACTCGCCGTCGTCGGTGTAGAGGTCGCCGGTCTCGCGCGTCCACCCGAGGAACGCATCCGCCGCCGCCACGCATACCCGCATCGCCGTGAACGCCTCGTGCGCGTCGACTCGCGCTCGCGTCGCGTCGAGCGATATCTGGTCGCGGTCGCGGCGCAGCGTCTCGAGCTCGGCGCGCAGGTCGCGCACCGTGTCGCGCAGTTCGCACGCCTCGTCGTCGAGGCAGATCCACGCCCACGACCCGCCGCGGCGCTTGATGCGCAGCCCGTCGCCGGGGTCGCCCGGTCCGCCGCAGTCCGCGCAAACGCCGGGGCACACGGGCACCTCCGGCGCGGGCACAGCGACGAAAGCGTCCGCCGCCGTCGTGGCGGTGAGAGCCGTCATGCATTTCGCGCACATGCGACCCGGCATCGCCTGGCACGCTGTGCTCGCGCAGCCCACCACCTGCACGGTGCTCACGCGCTCGTCGCCTTCGCACACGGTGATGCGCGTCGCCGTCAGCGCCCTCGCCATCGCGTGGTACCGCTCCGGCGCAGCGTCGTACGTCGCGCGCGCTACGGCGATGCCGCCGGCTTCGAGTGGCTGGTCTTCTACGGTCTCAGTCATGGTCGCCTCCAGAAAGCATTGCGCCCGCCATCTGCACACTCGACGCGCACCCACTCCGCCCGCACGGCGCGCGCGTAATCCTCGCCCGTCGGCGCCCCCCAATGTTCCGCCGCGCAAGCGCCGTCGCCGCCGGCCCGTGCCGCCTCAACAGCGCGCCGGTACACGCCCGCCAGTCGCGCCGACGGGCGCCCGCCGGGAAGCGCGAGGATGCGTGCCTGACGCGCGCTAGGCGAGCGCGATCGATGCACAGCGCAGTAGACGCGCGCCATCGACGCGGTGCGCATGCCGTGCGCCGCGGCGCGACGCTCGAGCACGTCGAGTATCGCGGACCAATCAACGCCACGCTCGTCTTCGGCGACGAGACATCGCGCGACGTCCGCCACGTCGGCAACGGTAGGGCGGGACTGCGCGAGCACGCGTTCACCGGTGCAGTCGAGGCAACTCGCGAGGCCGATGCACACCGCGATCGCCGCGAGGACGAGGTCGTCGATGCCGCGCGTCACGCCTCGCCTCCCGCGCTCGTGTAGCGGATCGCGCTGTCATCCGCGCGCCGCCGCGGTGCAGGCTGCGCGTCACGGCGCGTCGCATCGCCAGCGCGGAGAGCGCGCCACAGCGAGACGCCGAGGTCACGCGCGGCGCCAGCGAGGCAGCGTGCGTGGTAGTCGAGCTCGCCGGCATACTCGGCGGCAGCGGCGAGGTGGACGGCGCGGAGGCGCGTGCGCGTGCGCGTCATCGCAGCATCGCCAGCAGCACGAGCGCCGTCAGAACGAGCACGAGGCCAGCGGACGCAACGAACGCGCGACCGTCGGCACGGTGGACCTCACGCGCCAGTTTCGCGCGAGACGAATCGCCGACGACGACCAGCGTGCGCTCGATGTCGAGGCGGTCGCGCAGGCCGGCGATCTCGATGTCTGACCGCTCAAGCAGCGCAAGCGCCTCGGCGAGCTCCGCTTCGAGCTCGCGCCACTGCCGCCGCGTGCGGCGCGCGGGCTTCGCTTCGGCGGGTGCGGCGGGCAGGTCGTCGGCCATATGGTCGATCACAGCGGCACCTCGACGAACACGGGCTGCGGCCCAGCATCGGCGTCGGCGGCGGTCGCAAGGCGCATCGCCAGCACCTGCCAGAGCGCGACGACGGTGGCGAGGTCACGGCACTCCTGCGCCGTGTGCGGCAGGCAGGCGCGCTCGGCGTCGACGGCACGCTCTGCCAGCGCGTTCGCGCACCTCGCCGCGTAGCCAGCGACGTCAACAGCGACGACCGTGCGCACGTCAGGGACGACCTGCGCCCACGCGGCGGCAAAGTCCGCGAGTTCCGCCGGCAGGTCGGCGGCGGTCACTTCGCCACCGCCTTCCGCGCAGACTTGCCGCCGTGAAGCGCAGCGAGGGCGCGATGCACGTTGGCGCCGTCGGGCGGAAGCGCCGCCGCGTCGTTGCGCGGAGACGGCAGCAGCCAGACGGCATGGTCGAGGTATCCGGCGATCGTGCCGCCGTAGTCGGCGACGAGTTCCGCGAGGCGGTCTTTCGTCGACTGCTTGACGAGCGCGTAGATGACAGGGGGACGGTGCCCCACGGTGGACGGTCGCGTATTCGCTCGCGCACTCGGGCGCTTCTTCGGTGTGCTCATGCGTCCACCATCTATCAGACGCACGGCGCATGCGCAAGCGCTATCTTGCGAGTGCCCACGGGCGCTACGCTTGGGAGGGAGCGAGGCGACGGATCACCCCCTCTTTCCCCCGAGGCTTCTACGCCTTCGAGAGAAGAGGGTGGATGCGCTGCGCCCGTGTCGGTCGCTCGGCAGACCTGCTGATCACCCGACGCACATCCGCAGACGCACGCCGCGCACCACACTCGTGGCTATTCGGCCCGGACGTCTCTCGTCGTCCCTCATCGCTTGCGCGTAGGACGAGCGAGCCCGCGAGAGTGATGCTCCCGTCAGCCGTGAAGCCGACCCGTCCTCACTACACGACGAGCGCGCACTGCGCAAGTGCGCAGGACACACCTCCGCCGCTGTTCACGCAGCGGAGAGGCTGGCCACGCGCGGCGGTCGGTACTCCGGGAGGAGAGTTCCGATCGCGATTGCTCGCGGTTGCGTCGACTCTGCTTGCTGCCGGCTAGCAGTCAAGCGCGCGCGCAAGCGTGAAACAAAATGATACAAAACGTTGCACTTTGTGGCAATCGGCACGCATACGCAAAATAAATCTTGCGCGCAGTCGTGGACCTGATAGTGTCTCTCTTGTCAGGCGGACGGGCCGCCGACGCGACGAGAGAGACGACACCATGGCAACCGAGAAAGAGCTGACCGAGAGAGAGACCGCCAGCCGCGCGTTCGTGCTGCGCCTGCGCGCGCACGACGTCGCCAACACGACCGAGAGCTTTCTCGCGATGTGCGCGGCCGGCGCGCTGCTGACAAGCGACGAGCGCGACGCGGCGCATTCGGTGTGGCTGTGACCACGCGCTGCGAAGCGAACGTCGTCTGGGAACTGGCGACGCAACTGATGTTGGCGACGTCGCCTGACAGCGCGGTCGGCGTGGCAGCGCGTGCGGCGCACCTCGCGGCGATCGAGGCGGAGCGTGTGTGCGCGTGCGCGGCGCATCCGCGCCCCAAGGCGGCGCCCGTCGATGCGCGCGACCTGCACCAGCGCCGGTATGCCGAGCTGCGGGCCGCGAAGGCTGCGCGCGTCGAGGCGCACGGCGGCGAGTGCTTCGGCGTGTGCTGCCTCGGGCGCGCGGTGGCGCGATGACCACGGCGGGGATGCTTTCGGTGGCCGGCGCGTGGTCGCGTGCGGTCGGCAGCGTGCGCGCCGTCGAGGCTGCGCGGAACGCGGCGCAAGCGATCGCGTGCGGTGAGCCGCTGCTGACTACGTTCTGCGCGGTCATCGCGCATCGGCGCAACCATCCGGCGACGTACGGCTCGGAGTGGGCGTTCGTCACCAGCGAGCAGGCGTCGATCATGGCGACTTGCGCAGTGGCGGCTTGGGAGCGCGGCGGGCGCGCAACGGAGGAAGCATGAGCGACATCGCGTGCGTGACGCGGAAGACCTACCAGGCGCCCGTCCGCGGCGCGCGCATCCGGCTCTCTCGTCGCCGAGCAATCGAAGATTGGGCACACCACATCGTGCGGGCGAGGCTGGTAGCGCTCTGCGAATGCGAAGGGAGCGTCAGCAGCCATCCGGACGAGCCGTCAATCGTGTGCGTCTGGCACCGGTTGGCAGCTAGGCACCGCGGACGCGGAGTGTTTTCGCCAGAGATACGAACGGGCATGAAGCGGCGACTGGCAAAGATGCTGGCCGCGGGGTGGCGCGCGCCGAGTGGCGCAACGGAGGTAGAGGTATGACGACCGAATCGGCAGCACAGCAGTACCTGCGCGAACATCTGGCGCAGTCACGAGGGCGCGAACTCGTCGTGCACAACCCGCACAGCAGGCCGCTCGATAGCCTTCCGGCTATCTACGGATTCAACAACGGCGGTGCGCCCGGATGGCTGATGGGCCAGCTCATCGCCGAAGACGGCACGCAACTCGGCGGGCACTGCTGCTCGCACGAGGGCTACATGCTCGCGGATCTCGGGATGCTGGATGACTCGCGGCCGTACCGTCAAGAGACGTTCCGCGCGCACTACCCGGACGGCTACCGGATGGAGTGGGTGCCCACGCCTGACGTGGCGACGCACTCGGGCTTGGTGCTGGCGTTTAAGCGGAACGCGGCGAAGTGGGCGGCGAAGGAGGCGGCGACATGAGCGACGAAGAGCAGCGCCTCGAGCACGGCGACCGAGTGGCGGCGCTCGCGGGCGACGCTGCGGCGCTGGCGACGGCGCTCGCGTGGGAGATGATGGACGAGCGGCGCGAGCGGGTAGCGCTGCTGCTGCGCGGCGAGCCGGAGCGCGCGGCGTGGGTCGAGGTGCTCGGCGACGACGTACGCGACCACGCGTCGGACATCGCGCGCGATGCGATTCGCGGCGACACGACGCGTGACGACGACGCGCGGGAAGCGCTCGCGGATTGGCTGCGGGAAGAGGCGGGGCGAATCGTGGATGAGTGGCTGACGAAGAGGGGAGTGTTCACATGAAGACCGCGAAGCTAATGGGCAAAAAGACGTCGATGGACGGCGCAGTGCAGCGGCGCCACTACCGCCTATCGGAGCCGATCGCACCGCGCGACTGGCCCGGAGGCGAGTCGTCAGACCATGTCATCGTGTCCGCGTCGGCCGTCTCGGGCACGCCTGAGACGTACATTTTCACTGCTGACGCGAGTGGCAATATCAAGTCTTGGGTCGAATGCGACGGGTCGTTCCGCGGCGCGCTCGACCATGACGAAGCGCTGCGCCGCGCGGGCTACGAGGTAGCGTCGTGAACACCGAAGCGCGGCTAAGAACTCGAATCGATGCGCTGCGCTCAGCTCTGCTGCGTGTGGGACTGGCGCCGCGTGTGCCAGAAGAGTGCGCGATCGCCGAGGCCGCGGTGCACGCATCGCACGCCGCAGGGCGGGCGCTAGGTGCTTTGCGCGACGCGTTGTTCTCGACGCTTCCCGATCGATTGGAGCGATTGGAGCGCGCGGGTCTCGATTACGCCCGGCTCTCGGACAAATCGGACGAGGCGCAGGAGGCGTGGCTCGTCGTTCGACGGCGCAACGACGCGCTGCGCACGGTGTCGCGATGACCGCCGAGACGATCGCGCCGGTGATGGTGCTCGGCGTCGTGTGCGCGCACCGGTCCGACGCGTACGGGACGCGTACGTGGGCGGGCGAATCGGCGGCTGGGCTGACGATGCATCTGACGCGCGATCTCGACTACTGCTGGCTGACAGTGTTCCTCGGCGCTCACGTGCTCTCGCAGGGGCACGGAGCGACCGTCGACGAAGCGGAGACCGCGTGCGAGCGGTGGGCGATGGAGCGGCAAGCGCTGCTCGCGAGCGTGCGGAGGGTGACGTGACACGTTTGTACGAACTCGCGCCAGAATACGCGGCGCTCGCGGAAGCGCTCGACGACGGCGAGGACTGCGCGGCGCAACTCGCGGCGGTCACTGGCGAGTTGACCGCGAAGGTCAACGGGCTCGTCCATGTGCTCGCGGCGCTCGGCGCGGAGGTCGACGTCATCCGCGCGGAGGAGCAGCGCCTCGCCGAACGGCGGCGCGTGCGCGAGTCGCGCGTCGAGTCGTTGCGCGAGTACCTGCGCACGAACATGGACGCATCCGGCATTGCGAAGATATCGACTGGCACGCATACGATATCGGTTGCCGATGGCGCGGCGCGAGTCATCATCGAGGACGAGGGGGCGGTGCCGGTAGAGTACACGCGGACGCGCGTCGAGATCGACAAGCGCGCTATTTTGGCGGCAATGAAGAGTGACGGGGAGTGCGTGCCGGGGACGCGGGTAGAGCGCAGCCGAGCGCTGCGGATCAAGTGATAGCAAAGGGAGATCAGACATGACGAATGAACTGGCGACGAGAGCGGCTGGATTGGACATGGCGGACACGCTGCCGGACGTGGAGCGATTGGCGGCTACGCTCATCCGGGCGGGCGGCGGATTCATCCCGGCGCACTTCAAGACCCCGGGGCAGATCGCGGCGGTGATTCTCGCCGGCCGTGAACTCGGCGTTCCACCGATGGTGTCGCTCCGGGTGTTCTTCCTGGTCGACGGAAAACTGGGGATGGATGCCGCGTTTGTTCTCGGGCGCATGATTGTCGCCGGCATCGTGTGCGAGTGGATGCACTCCGACGACACGCGAGCGACGCTGCGTGTAACCCGCGCGGGCACGGCGCCGTACCTGTCGACGTTCACGCGGGAGGACGCGCAACGGGCGGGGCTCTGGGGGCGTGGGCCGTGGAGCAAGTATCCGCAGGCGATGCTGCGCGCTCGTGCGGCGACGGCAGCGGCACGCGCCTACGCGCCTGACGTTTTCAGCGGCGCCGTCTACACCGCCGAGGAGTTGCGCGGCAGCGACGAAGAGCACGCACCGCAGGCGGCTCCGCAGCGCATCGAGAGCGTGGCGGCGGCGGTCGTCGCGTCGTCGGGCGCTGACGTGCCGGCGCTGCCGAGCGCTACCGAGCGGCTGCTCGAGGCCATCGCGGTTGCCGGCAGCGAAGTCGAACTCCAGCAGATCAAGGAGCTCGGCGTCAACCCCGCGTGGAAGACCATGACGAGCGACGAACGCGACGACGTCAAGGTGTGGTTCAACAAGGCGCGCGTTCGCATCGCCGCGATCAATCGCGCGGCCGTCGAGGCGATGGAGCGCGACGCGGCGGACGACGGCGGCGGTTATCTGGCAGGCGACGCAGACAGCGGCGCAGAGGAGGTAGCGCGATGAGCGACATGAGCAATTGGAGTGGCACCGGCAGGCTCGGCAAAGACCCCGAAGTGCGCAAACTGCCGAACGGCGACGACGTGTGCAACTTCAGGATCGCCGTCAACGGCTTCAAGAAGGACGACCCGGCGACGTGGATCGGAGTGTCGCTCTTCGGCAAGAACTGCGCGGTCGCGCGGTATCTGCACAGGGGCAGTCGCATCGCCGTAACCGGGAGGCTGAGCGTGCGGGAGTACGAGCGGCGCGACGGCACGAAGGGGACCGACGTCGAGGTGCGCGCGGTCGACGTCACGCTCTTGGACGCCAAGGGCAGCGGCGGCGGCGACACTGGCACGCATCGGCAGCGCGGCGAGGATGCGGGGTTCGCCGACGACTTCCCGCCCGACGACTTCTTCGGCAACCGCGGCGGGAGTGGCGGCGCTGGCGCGGACGACGAAATTCCCTTTGCTCCGTGGGATCTGCCGTGACCTGACCTCTCGCGCGTCACCGACCATAACCCCCCCCCTTGGGTGACGCGCAGTCGGCCTTGCTCCCTCGGCCGCAGGTGACGTGTGTCGCCAGAGGGAGCGCTTTTGCCCTGAATCGAACCGGATGAGAGCCGGCCGGACGCGGTCGGTACGGTAGTGGGTTCGACTCCCACAAGGGGCGCCACGGACACCGAAAGAGGAGAACGCGATGGCAAGCACGACCGATTACGCGGCAGCGCTGGCGAGGTTGGAGGCGTGGGTGGCGGAGTCCGGCGACCGGAGCGCGACGCTGTTATGCTCACCGAGGCTATTACGCGCGCGCTCGACGCGATGGCGCAAGAGGTGGCGAATGTCTGACGAATCGGAGCCGGTGTGCGCGGGGCTGACGTGCATCCGCCACGAGTTTGCGCTGCGGCAGCGCGTGGACGCGCTCACGGCGAAACTCGCGGAGGCTGGCGACGTCATCAACAGCGCGCGCGCGGCCTACGAGGACGACCTGCGGAAGCGCGACGAACTCGCCGGAGACCGCGCGCGCCGCATGGACGCGGAACTCGAGTCGGCGTATGCCGCTCGCGACGACGCGCGCAGCGACCGCGGCGTGTGGAAGGGGCGCGCGCTCGTGGCGGAGGTGGCCGGAGGCTTCGTCGACGCGCGGCGAGTACGCGAGGCGGAGGCGGAGTGTGATGGCTGGCGACTGCGCTGCGAGAGGGCGGAATCGTTGCGCGGCTCGCTCGCTGCGGAACTGGAGGCGATGCGGGCCGAGCGCGACGAGGCGCGAGCGCCCGGTGTGTCTTTTGAGCGCGAGGGGGACGGGCGCTGGATCGCCGGCGTGGACGCGCTGCCTGGCGTGCTCGCGTACGGTGCGACGCGGGAGTCGGCGCTTGCGTCGGTCCAAGCGCTCGCGCGCAAGGTCATCGCCGAGCGCGACGCTGCGCGGGCGGACGGCCACGAGTCCGGCGCTGAGATCCTCGTATCGTGCGTCCACGACCTGCTGTGGTCCGCGGAGCATCGCGGCGAGTCGGTCGTCGACATGGCCGCGCGGTGCAAGCGCGAGCGTGACGAGGCGAAGGCGAGGGCGGACGCGGCGGAAGCGGAGGTCGCGCTCGTGGAGGCGGAGCGCGACGATTCCGCCGACCGCGAGCGGCTGGCCATCGCCGAGTGGCATCGGGTGCGCGACGAGCGCGACGCGCTGGTGCCTCGGGTGCGCGACGGGTGGGACGAGGAACACGCCGTGCTGCGCCGCGAGCTCGAGCACGTACGCAAGGACCGCGACGCACTGCGAACGCGTTTGACCGCGACGTTCAAGGCGCTGACGGGTGAGCCGTGATCTGCCCCTGCTATTCGCGTGAGCGACGGTGTGATGATTGCCAGCGCCGTGAGGACGAGCGCGCTGCGGATGAGGCAAAGACCGACCTTGCCGCCGAGGCAGCTTTGTTTGAGGCATCGGCCGTCATCTTCGACGACCCCCACGACGATTCACCGCAGGATGAGGCTGACCTGCAACGCGAAGAGCGCGCTGCGGATGAGGCAAAGACCGCTGCGGCCGCGTGCGCTCGAGATAACCCGCGCCTGCCCCGTCGTGAGCGCCGACGACTCGAGCGGGCGCAGAGGAGGTCTTCGTGACGCTCGAAAACGACATGGTCGCTTCGCTGTTCGCCGAGGTCGCGGAGCTGCGCGCCAAGCTCGCGGTGCGACTGCCGGTGATCGTCACCTGCGCGGACTGCTCGCGGTGCAACAGCACGGGGGATCCCGACGACGACTGGTGCGAGCATCCCGGCGCAGACGACGGCGACGATCGCGCCGTTGACGCGACGCGCCCTCCGCCTTCGTGGTGTCCGATGCGAGGTGCGCTGTGAAGATAGGCAACAAGGCGCAAAAGGGCGCCGTCGTCATCGTCGCTGTCGGCGCATCTGTCACCATCTCACGGCGTGAGCGCATCGCAATTGCGGTCCTCGCTCCGGTCGACCGCGAGCCTGTAGTGCGGCAAAGAGCCGCGCCGCGAGGTGCGACGTGACCGACGTAAAAGAGCGCCCCATTCTGTTTTCCGCGCCGATGGTCCGCGCGATCCTCAGCGACGCGAAAACGCAGACGCGGCGCGTGGTCTCCGCGCGTCACGACTCGTATACCGTGCCCGTGTCGTGCCCATACGGGTCGCCCGGCGACGTGCTGTGGGTGCGGGAGACTTGGGGCCTATTCGACCGCGAGGCGATCGGCGGAGAGAAGGGCTACGGCGTAGCGTGGCGCGCGACGCACCCGAGCCTCGACGACGGCGCCGAGTGGATCGACGGCCCTGTCGACTACCCGGCGACGATCAAGGCGTCCGAGAAGTGGCGCCCGTCGATCCATATGCCGCGGTGGGTCTGCCGTCTGCGGCTGCGCGTGACGTCGATGCGAATCGAGCGACTGCACGACATCTCGGAGGCGGATGCGATGGCGGAGGGCGTGACGCCGTACACGACGCACACGCTCCGAATGACCGACCCGGACGCTACCGGCCCGCTGTATCGCCCCGCCTTCGAGGATCTCTGGGACTCGATCAACGGCAAGCGGTTTCCGTGGGCAAGCAATCCGCGCGTGTGGGTCGTGGGCTTCGAGCGGATCGGCGGTGAGCCGTGAACCGCCTGGACCGCGCGCGCATCGCGCTGGCGTACGAGTACCTGCGTTACCGTTCGCGCTTCGACGGCGACGACGAATGGAAGACGGTCAGCAGCGCTGAGGCGTGGAGCATGGTCGACAAGTCCGCGATCACGCTGCCGTACCTGCTACGGGTGAAGGTCGCTCCCGAACTCTACACGGGCGACGAGCGCATCCTCCGCGCACGTCTCGCGCTGTACCTGCGTGCGCTGCTGCGGGCGGGCGCGAACGACCTTGGGGCGCGGACCCGCGTGCCGATACCGCGCAGGGTCTGCCGCAGCGTCGAGCACAACCGCCACGATGACCCCGAGGGGCTGCGCTGCAGGTCCGCTGCGTGCGACTGCTGGACTTTCACGCGCCGCATCCGCCCGCTCTGGGAGAGCGCACCGGCGCACCGGGTGGCGACGTGACCTGCGGCGACTGCGGCGCGGCTAGGCCCGAGAAGACGTCCGCGCGCTGCCGTGCGTGCTACCGCGCTAGCGTCGCCAACCCCGCCGCCGCCGCCGTCGCGGCCCTGCTGGCGAAGATCGACGCGAGCGCGTGCATGGGCGATTGCTGCGACGGCGACGCCGTGCGGCTGCTGGCGCATCGCGTGCGCGAGGCGGTGGCGACGTGAGCGCCTAATCTATTTTCGCGGCGCCTGATAATAATCGTTGACGTGCCGATTATTCAAGCGCATATCTATTGAGTCGGACGGGCCGACCCACTGGCACACGGAGAAGACCATGACCAATACCAAGAAGATCCTTTCGACGAACGCCAAGAACGCAGCGCGGCGCGCGGCTCGTGGCGCAGCAAAGCAAAAACGACTCTCTCAGCAGGAAGAACAGTGGAGGGAAGCGGCTCGACGCCGTGGTGAGCATTTCGTGCTCGTGGCCAATGTCGAGGCCGTGACCGTGACCGAGAAGACCGTCGCGCCCATGAAGCCGCGGGCGCGGGCAGCGCTGGTCAAAGCGCTGGTGACTGAGACGGCGCACGAACTCGCGCCGGGCGCAACGGCACGCGTGATCGCGAAGCGGATCGCGAAACAGTCCAGCGCCTTCCGCACGGCCCTCGCCGCCGCGCTGAACATCGCATTGCCCGCGAATGCGACGGCGCGCGCGAACGCCGCGACGCTGGCTCAGGCAGCGCTCGTCGCTGTCATCGGGGGGCGGAAGAACGCTGACCTCCTCGCGCTGGTGCTGGTGCAGGGCGCGACGCTGGCTCAGCTCGTCAAGCTGTCGAACGCGACGGCGACACCTATCGGATCGTCAAGCGCTGACCTCTGACGCAGGCAGGGCGCATCCCACCGGGTGCGCCTATGCGTGCGGCAGACGGCCCTACGACCACCGAAGAAAGACCAGCCACCATGAGCACGTACACCAAGATCGACGCATCGCAGGTGCCCGGCAGCTTCCGCTTCGACGTATCACGCTCCGCCGCCGGGCAGATCGTCGAGGTCGCCTACGGTGGCCCCATGGCGCACCGCGGAGAGCACGACGGCACCGCGTGGAAGCGCGTCACGGACCGCGGCGAGCCTCTCGGGTCGCCGGCGCGCGTCACCTACTACCGCCGCCGCTGACCATCTGACGCAGGCAGGGCGCATCCCACCGGGTGCGCCTATGCGTGCGGCAGACGGCCCACGAGAGGAGACGACCATGGAGCGACACATCTACGTGACCGAGTCCGACCTGCTGCGGATGCTGGGCGAGTACGACATGACGTGCGACGATCTGCGCCTGCACATGGTCCGCCGCGCGGTGCTGTCGGCGATGCCCGACGACGACGAGGCTTACGGCGACGAGGCTCGAGCCGTCATCGCAGCGCTCGACGCGTACACGGCGGACGACGACGAGTCGGTCGACGGGGTGCCGTCGTGGTGATCCGTCCGATCGCAATCGAGCGCGCCTGGCACCTCGCCCGGCTGCACGGCCACCATTGGGCAGCCGATGGGCGGCCCGTAGCGTGGGCGTACGCGCGTGCGATTCGGGCCGTGGCTGCGGCGTGGGCCGCGTGGCGCGAGGCCGACGATCAGGAGGCCGGCGCGCTGGCCTACCAAGCGACCATCGTGCTGCGCGACGCAGCAGAGGACGCGTGGCATAGCTGCCGCTTCGGTGAGGCTACGGTGGAGATCGTCCCGACGACCGAAGAGGACGCCGAGCTGATCGGCATGCTCCCCGCGGGGCAGATAGGCGGGATCTACTTCTGCCTTTCACACGTGACGCAGACGGGGCGCCTTGGGTGGACGATCGCCCCGGATGGGGTCGTCGAGCTGACGGTCCACCGCCCCGGCAATCGCGCGGTTCTCCGGGCGACAGTCCACGTCAGTCGTCGAGTGACGATCGAGGTGCTGCGTCCGGCAGACGTCGAGGAGCGGCACGCTTCGACGCTGACCGAGGCGATCGACGCTGCCGCCGGGGGGTGCCTGCACCCCTCGGTGGTAATGGAGGAGGTCTACGATCTGCTGCCGCAGCGGCGGATCGTAGATGTCATGGCGGCGCTTGCCTATCGGGAGCGGGTCTATCCGCGGATGGAGGCGTCGCCATGACGACCACCGCCCCCAAGCGCGGCCGCGGCCGCCCGCAACTCGCCGAGGCGGACCGGCGCACGAGGCTGCCGGTGCTGCTCACGGCGGCGGAGCGCGCGGAGATCGACGCGGCGGCCGGCGACGCGGGAGCGTCTACGTGGCTGCGCGGCGTCGGGCTGCGGGCGGCGAGGGCGAGGACGGAGGCGCAATCGGCGCTTGACGCGCTCCTGGCCGCTGCGGTCGAGGCGGCGCGATGAGCACGCGATTCACCGTCGGGCTCGACGGCACTCCGCACCGGCTCGACTACGACGCGCCCAACGCTCGCACGGCGGCGGAGCGATGCGTCGAGAACCTCGTCGTGGACGGCCATTGGGAAGACGAGGAACTCCCGGAACTTGTCTACGTGACTGTCAGCGACGCGCTCACGGGGACGCAGGCGCGATTCTGCGTCGACATCGAGTGGGAGGTGTCCGTGTCGGCGATTCGAATGGAGCCGCTATGACCGACAGCCGATACGAGAAGATGCGCCACGCGCTCGGCTGCGCGCGGTACAACCAGGGGTGGAAGAAGCCGTACCGCAACCACTACGCGGCCGGAGGCGACGACGAGCGGGTGTGGGATGGGCTCGTCGCCGATGGTCTCGCGCGGCGCGTGCGCGAAGGGTGCGACCTCACCGGCGGCTGCCCGCTCTACGTCGTCACCGCAGACGGCGAGGCGGCGGCGCTCGCGGGGATCGTCTTCAAGCGCCGGTGGGGATACGGGACGCCGGTGAACCCCTGAACGACGAAAAGCCCGCCGCCCCTGCCGGTTAGGCAGAGACGACGGGCTGACGGGCGCGTAGAGGATGACGCTGCCGAGGTAGGTCTATGCGGCCAGAAAGGCGGACGCGATGAGGCGTGAGACGTGCGGCGTGTGCGGCGGAGACGTGCGGTGGCATCCGGACATGCACTGCGGCGTGCGGCTGGACCGCATCGGACGGCAGTGGTCGATCGGCGTGGTCCGCTGCGAGCAATGCGCGCCGGCGCCGGGCGAGTCCGCTCGGTTCGGCGCGTTCGACTATATCCCGAGCGATATTCTGTTAGCGGAGCGGGTGCTGCGCGACCAATAGGAGCGACGATGACAAAGCCACTCACGATGACGCGCGAGCAAGAGGGACGGATCCGCGACATCGCGGAGGACATGGGAATGGAGTACGGCGACGAGATCCGCGACCTGCTGGCGGAGATCGACGCGCTGCGCGAAGGCGTGCCGCGAACGGACCCGCGCCCGTTGGCGGGCGGGCGCATATCGCGGACGAGTTGCCCGAGCGGGTACGCCTCGCTGCATGCGGTGGGAGGCGACGTCCGGTACTTGCTCGGCGACGTGAACGTCGGATGCCGCGGCGAACTCGCGGCGCATGGCATGCTGCTGCGTCAAGGGCAGCGCTGCGACGTGCGGTTCGGCGAGCACGTCGCGCTGGCCTGGCAGGGCAATACGCCGGGCACGATGGTGGAGCACGAAGGCTAAGCGCCTGACGCGATGGCGCTGCGCATGCGCTCCCAGGACCACGCGGCCGGCCCTGGATCCCACGGTGCGCCCCTCGCCGAGCGGCTGGCCGGATGCGCGTCGCTGTGCGTGACGACGTGCTCGCGGTCGACGGGGATGCCGTGCCTGTCGGCGATGTCGAGCGTGAGCCGCGCGAGCGTCGCCCAGCACTCCGGCGACCACGGGCCGCGCGCGCCCGCGAGAGGCGGCACGACCTCCACGCCAATGTTCGAGCGGTTGCACGACCCGCCACGCCACAGCAGGCCGCCAGCGAGCGCGTGCGGCGATTCGAACTCAGGCCAGCGCTCGCCCCACCATCGCAGGCCGGCCGTCATCCAGCGGGCGCGTGGGCGCGCGTAGACGGCGTTGCCGGCGCCGCCGACGTGGCGAGCGCTGAGCGCCTCGGGCACGACCTGCACGCACTGCCCGAGTTGCCCGACGACGTAGTGCGCCGAGTCCTGCATGATCGTCGCGTAGATGCGGACCGCGGTATCGAACGGCGAGTCATCGCCCTTGCGCGTGCCCTCGCGAATGAAGCGCGAGATCGGTCCGCTGCCCGTCGTGTGGATGACGGTCGCGGCCGGCGGCATCGGGCGCTCGTCGCAGAGCCCGCGCCGGAAGCCGAGCCCCGCGACGAAGCGCGTGGCGATCGGCGAGTCGACGGTGTGCGTCATTGGCTCTCCTCATACCGTGCAACGGCTTCGGCCAGCGTCCGCATCGCCGCGCGCTCAGTCGCACGCGGCACGCCGTCGCGCTCGACGACACGGACGTATGCCTGCGCCGCGCGCACGACCGGACCCATGCGGGCGACCACGCTACCGCGGACGTCGCCGATGCTCATCGGAGCCGCAGCCCGCGCGGGAGGTTGGCGCCGAAGACGGTCGCGAGTATCCAAAGGATCACTGCGGCGATGAGCAGCATCTGCGCCGCGCGCCGGTAGCGAGCGTCGATCGGGATAAGGTCGATGAGCGCAGCGATCACGCCGACGACGATGATGACGACGACGATCGTCAGGATGATGGTCATCGCTGCGACTCCGGCGGCGACGTGTCGTGCCGCGCCGTGGACTCGTCGGCGCGTGCGCCGCGCTGTAGGTCGTCGATCACGAGCTCGACGGCGCGAGCCAGGTCCGGCCGGCTGAGCGCGCGCAGGGCGGCGACTCGGTCCGCGAGCCGCACGGCTTCGACGGCCAGCGGCGACGTCGGGCGGCCGGCGCGCGCATCGACGCGAGCACGGGCGGTCTCCGCTGCTGCCGTGAGCGCGGCGGCGAGCGACTGCGTGAGGATGGCCTCCGCCGTGCCGGCCTGGACGGCGGCGACGATCGGCGGCAGCAGCCCGGCGAGGATGCGGCCGGCGACGATGAGCGCCTCGGTCATCGCGCACCGTCCTTCGCGACAAGCGCGCGGTGATGCTTCGCGTGCGGCGACTCGAGCGCGGACATGTCGACGTCGAAAAAGACGCAGCCGTGTTGCGACTCGTGACGGTTGCGGGGCCAGTGCCCGGCCAGCAGAAGGCACTCCGACCCGTGCGCGCAGGTCTTGCCGCACACCACGGCATCGCTCATGGCGCACCCGCGTCAGCCTGCAACCGGCGGCACACCTCGGCGGTCGAGTCGATGTCCGCGAGCGCTCGCGCCGGCTCGTAGTCCGTGCGCTCGCCGATCGCGATCAGCAGCGACGCGCATGCCGCGCCGGTGCCGACGCGCGACGCCGTGCCGCAGCCGGAGATACACGCCGCGGCCGTGACGATGACCATCGCCAGCAGCCACGCGACGCACGCGCCGATCAGGGCACGCCGTCGCGTCTGCGCGGAGACGACGCCCACGAGCGATGTCACTGCGGCTCCGCGGGCGGCAGCGTCTCGCGCGGCACGTCGGGCGTGGTGACGGTGGA